CGCCAACTCTTGAACTCTTCCATCTTATTCTCCTCTTTCAATATATTCTTTTAACTCTTTAATATCTTTTGCGGTCTCCGTCTCCGCGAACTCCGCAAGTGCTTGCGCTTTCTGCCCACGCTTAAACGGTTTATCGAACCACTCATGCTTATCTAAATCGTACCCCGCCAACTCATGGGCGCACTTATAATTCTTCAAAAATCTTTCAGTCTCGTTGCGCTCATAATTATCTAGCGCGCCATACATCGCGCTCTGATAGGTGTAACGCTCCCATGTTCTGTTATAATAGCGAACTCGCGCCTTGCCTACCTCTACTCCCGCTTTCTCGCCTATCTTACATAAGCGAACTTCGTGCCCCCAACTGTTACTGGTCTCCCAGTACCAACACGCGAACTCATAAGCTCCGTGCTTTCTGATTGTTATATCTCCTGTCTTCATTCTTCACTCCTTTCTCTTTAACAATATGCTACACATTCTACGATGGCGCGCCACTCGCTCACGGCGTCCTCGTCCGTGATGTTTTGCTCATGGTCTCCATCTTCTTGTAACCAATACTTACCTTGCGCCACGGCTCGCTCGCGCATATTCTTCTCATACCAATTTAGTGCTTGCTCCGTGCTTTTAAACTTTACTACGTGCTCCGCGTCTGTCCATTCAGTGGCGTACGTAAAGTAGTGTAACGTGCTCCCCTCAATGTAGTCCGTGCTTACTACGTTCTCACATAATTCTATTCTTGCCATTTCTTCTTCCTTTCGTTTAACTATCTCTATTGTATCAAACTATTCAACTTTTGTCAATACCTTATTTTAACTCACTTTCTATATTATCTGTTACTAGCGCCACGCTTTCCTGATTGTAGTCACGCTTCACGCCGTCAATAAACTTGTCTAACATCGCGCCCGCCGTGCCATCAAAATCAATTATGCTTATAACTACTGTCTCTTCAATAACTACGTCACCGCGCTCATGCTTATATACCCCCGTGCCTTTTGTGATTGTCGCGCCTACGCCTAACTGCGCCAAGCGCCCCGCCACCTCTACACTAGCTACTTCGTAACTAGTACGCGGTAACAGCGTATCTTTATCATTCAATCCTAAACTGATAGTATAGCGTGTAAATTTCATAACTTCTTCCTTTCGTTTATGCTTCCATTGTATCAAACTATTCAACTTTTGTCAATACCTTTTTTAATATTCCCACCAGTGACGCTTTACTCCTTGCGCTTTATCTTCTGCTATCTCGTCGCATAACAGGTTTAATAATACCCCCGCCAATAACGCCCCACCTAGTAACGCCAATAATTGCATTCTACCCTTTCTTTTTATAGTTATTATGCTTTATTATCTGCCGTAAAATCCCTTTACAACAGATATAAAAACATAAAAATGGGGTACTTTTTTATACCACCGCGCCCCATTGCGCCGTGTCTATCGGTCTAATACCGCGCCCGCTTACATCGCCGTGCTACATTTACGCCCGCCGTGGCGGGTAGTCTAATATAACACGTATGCTTGCGCTTTACCGCGCGCCATTCCTTTACAATTCAATCTTTAAAAGTACCGCGCCAATCTATCGACGACGCCCGCAAGGTATATCCTGCCAGTCTGCTACGATGGCGCGCCACGGCGCAAACCACCTTACTGCTACTTTTTACCCTGCTTATAAAGTACGCCCCCTGTCATTTTTAAGCTTGCGCGCTTGCAAGTTTTAACACCGTATATATTCAGATATAAAACATAAAGCATATTTTAACGGTTTTTATAACACGCGCCCCGTCTAAGCGCGGTACTTTATGCAATCTGTACAATGTTTTTAAACTTGCGAAGCTTTAAGCTTATGAGCTCATTATAAGTGATTATACATATAAAGTCAAGTACTTTTTTTAATATTCTTTAAAAAAGTCACCCCGCGCCCCTGTTACGCCCCGCGCCACATAAAAACGCGCCCCGCCCCGCCCGCCATCGTCTGTATATATACCACCCATAAAGCATACCCGAACAAAAACCGAACACCCCATTCCGCTTATTCTTTACACCCCGCCACCACCACCCGAACAAAAACCGAACATGATGCACCACGGAGAGCCCCCCACCCCTGTTAATATTAAGAAAAATGAGCGAATTTATGAGCGATATGTGTGTGATGATACTACCTCACCGCCGAATTTTTCCCGCCGACCGCCGAATTTTTTCCAATTTTGTGTATGCAAAACGTGTATGCATGTATGCATGAATGTGTATGCATTGCATACATAAAAGTGGTATAATGTATGCATGGAATGGAAACAATTAAGATTAAGAGCAGACATACACGAAAAATTAAAAACAAGGGCTGACGCCGAGAAAATCTCTATGGGGGAGTTGATTGAACGGTTGCTCGGCGCCCCTAATACCACTGATGAAGCGGACGTTCTTATGGATAAGATGGAGAATAGCCCTGAGGAGTTGTTGTCGGCGGAGGACAGGGAACTGTTCGATAAACTGGAGCCAGGGGAACTTCCTGAGTGTTGTCAGGAACTTTACTCTGGTAAGAAGTGCCGCCACTGGAAGAAGACCTATGTTAACTATTACGGTCGGAAGGTCCTCGGGTATATGAATACTTTGACTGGTGGGTCGAATTACGATTATCAAACTTTATACGAGCAATAGAGAGTAATAATTATGGAAAAAGATTTAGAACAAAGAGTTGCATTATTAGAGGGAAGGTTGGCCGCGGCGGAGAAGGCCCTTGTAACCTTGAGTAACACCTTACACGTTGTGGATGCCGCGGCGCTGCTATCGGTTAATTCCTTAATTAAATCCGACAACCTCCACCCCCTCACATTTACTTCGAACCAGGAGATTATTGATTCGGGCTGCTCGAAGGCTATCGAGGACGCGCTCAAGAATGCTAACTTAGTTTTTAAGAATGAGAGAGACCATGCCAAAGAAGACAAGCCTAAAGGACGCTAAGGATTATATTGCTTTGACTCTGCAAGGGAAGTCTAAGAAGGATGCGGCGCTCGCTGTCCTCGGGCACAACGACCCCCAGGCCATCAGAACAATGGAGAGCTCCGAATCGTACAAGCTTCTTTACAATACGATGGTGAATAACCAGAAGATTCAGATGGTTAAGGAGTTAAATTCCCTGCAGAACAAAACGATTAAAGCCCAGGCCGAGTTATTGGACCAGGGTTCTAAACTAATGAACGAGGCTACTTCTTTCGAAGAGAAGGTTCAGGCCCAGGAGAACCAGCGTCGTAATCTCGATACTCAGATAATTGAAAGAGCCACCACCTGGAACGGCCCCGACCGTAACCAGACCGATGACAATAAATTCCTTGAAGGAGTAATCGTATGATAGCGAATTTCGATACTAACTTCCAGAGGGTAGAGGGGAAGATTGTGATGAAACACCCTACCTTCTTCTCCTGTGGCTGTGGGTCGGTGACGGCGCGGCTCTCCTCCGTCCTCCAGTTCGTCCCCCTTTCCTCCCGCCAGCTCTACCAGGCTAAACCTAAATCAATGAGACTAGCCAAGGAATACTTACAACAGGAACACCTCTCGGAATATATTCCTTTATTGAAACAGCACGTGTATGGTGTGCTGATTGATAACAAACTAACTGACGGTAAGCACGCGTGGGCAGATATTAACGGCGGCGCGGCCACAACTGTCGCAGCTAACTTTAGGAGGATACTCGATGTACCAGAACCTCATAAATAGTCTCAAGAAAATATTGGATTCGAAATCCACCCAGGCGGAAAAACTATTGAAGATTTCTACCCTAGTCGATTTCGCCGAGGGGTTAGACGTCCCTCAACCTCAACCCCGGGCTCCGCTAGTGCCAATTCGGACAGAGCCTTTTCTGCAGGAAATCCCGAAACCGACCGCCCAGTCGAATAACCTCGTAGATGCGAAGAAGCCAAATGGGGTGGGTCCCTTGATTGGCGTCGAGGATGTCAAATAGTTTATACTTAAATCAGCCGGCGACCTCCCGCCGGTTTTCTAGTGGTTTTCTGGTATAATATAAGTATTAACAATTTAATTCCTTAGGAGGATTTAAGGATGCAACAATCCAATGTACGCTCGCGCACCACTGGCAAAATCGAGCTCCGCAAACTCTGGGCCGTTCCAGAGGCTAAGTATATCTGGGCTCTCTACACCGAGTACGAGCAGGAAACTTGTAAGATGAATGGCGAAGGCAAACACGCTGTCCCAGACTGGAACAATATTATTAAGCGTGAAACTGGCTGGCACTCCCCACAAGGTTATGTCGGAGATGAAGAGTGGGGCCGCAAAACCGCCGAACACTTTAATATCCCATTCCCAGAAGAAGAGTATAAGTACGAGGAAGAGTAATGTCCCTCGATGCGATTCTTAGAAATCGCGGGATGATGACGCTGAAAGAATATGAGGAGCTGATTGAGAATCGCACCTTCATTTCTACTGGCTTTAAGGAGTTAGACGATTTGATTCAGACTCCTACCGGCGGAATCCCGCGCAACTGCATCACCGAGATATATGGGATGAGTGCAGTTGGTAAGTCTCGTTTCTGTAAGAATATCTGCGCCCGCCCAGAGATTCGAGCTCTCTATATTGATACAGAGAACTCTCTCCCAGCAGAAGAACTCCGCTGGCTCAAAGACCACGGGGTAGATTGCATCTCGGAGAATGTGATTGAGTCTATCTGGGGAGTGGTGTCAGATGTCCTTGACGATGACGAACATTATGATTTAATAGTGGTCGACTCCCTGGCAGCGATGGTCTCGAACGTAGAGATTGCCGCCGACAACGACCAGACCATGTCCACCCAACTCGCCCAGGCGAAAGCTATGACGATGTGGATGAAGCAACTGATTCGTAAACTCAACGGTTCGAATACGGCTTTCATCTTCGTGAACCATAAGAAGATTTCTCCTGGCGTAGTCAAGTCGGCGAACACTCCCGGCGGGGCATCGCCGAAGTTCTACTCCTCGTTGCGCTTAGACTTTAAGGCCAGCAAAAAGGACGTTAAGGGTTCGAAGCAGCGAGTGGAAGTGGAAATTGCAAAGTCTCGGTTCAGCTCGAGGAACACATCTGTGAAGATTTGGCTCGAGCTAGACTACCATAATGTTAATGTATAATGACATTATAAGGAGAACTCTACAATGAAAGATGGTATAAAAGAAATGCGCCACGCGCTAACCCCTGAAGAAGTGCTACCTAACATGATGGTAGTCGACGTCGATTCCCCTGAGCAGTATGTCGAGGTCCAGGGTTTGAGCGTGGCCCAGGAAGTGAATGGTTTGATTTCGGACGAGACCCACGCAATCGGTTGTTACGAGCAAATCATTAAGGACAACATCGACCTCATGTCAGACAAAGACATCGAGAAATTAAAGAAGATTGTGTCCGACAAGAAAGCAAACATTAACATTTTGCAGGAGATGGCAACGACCTACGACGAGATTGATGTCGATAAGTCCGCCGCTCCATCATTAAAGAAGTTACTCAAAAGGAGCAAATAGATGGCAATGTATCGTGGCCAAACAACAACTATGCAGAAGATTCAAGCAGTATCTTCTCTCCGCATCACCACTCGTGAGGAAGCAATTGCATTCCTCCGCGCTATCGCTGATGTGAATAACCAAATCGCTGGGATTCTTCAGCGCCAGAATATGCAGGAGCTCGCCGTTAAGAATAGCACTCCACCTGTCGTAAAAGAGGCGGAGGAAGTTCAAGAAGTTGAACCAGTAGTAGAAACCCCTGCCGAGGAAACCCCATTCGAAGAGGAAGAGGGGCACACCGAAGAGCAGAAGAAGAGCCTATTGGACAAACTACGTAAGGCAAACAAATAATGGCAACGGGGAGTAAGTCGAAACTAATTGCTCCCCTTTACAATCACTGGGAGAAGCTAGAGAATGCAGACATCGCTAGTCTGCTTTTAGACTTCACCCAGTATTGCGCCAAGGGGAAGATGATTATAGATAAGCAGGGCCACGCCGTCCCGTTCGTTTTGAATGAGGCACAAAGAGAAGTGGCCAAGCTTATCCTTCCCTATATCTTCGCCAAAGTGCCAGAGCCAGTGACGCTCGTAATCCACAAGTGTCGCCAGGAAGGTATCTCCGTATTGCTCGCCGCCCTCGAACAATACGTCACCTCGAGGAAACAGAACATCAACATCGCCCACCTCTTCCCTACGGAGCAATTAGCTTCTCAGTTCTATAACGAGAAATGGTTGCCCCTTATGGAAGCCACCCATCCCCAGCTGATGCCGGATATGTATGGCACCTCTAGCCCAACCCCATACGTCAAGGTTAGGGAGTTCCACGGTATCCAGATGGGGTGCAACATCAGGTTGCAGGGTGCGGAATCTAAAGCCGCCGGGCGTTCTACCACCAACCAAATCGTTATCCTAGACGAGTACGCGTTCTACCAGAATGTGTCAAACCTCGAGCGCGGTATCCTCGCTACCCAGCCGAAGACTGGCCTCGTGCTCACCGTGTACGTATCGACCGCGAACGGCGCCAACCACTTCTATGATGTGGTTCGCCAATCCCAGCAACCACACTCGAGAATCAAACACATCTTCCTCCCGTGGCATATGCAGTCTGAGTATATGATTAAGCCAGATAAGAACTCGCGCTTCGCCAACCTAGAAACCTACAACCCCACCGAGTATGACATGAAGCTTATGGATATATTCGAGGAGGCTGGCTATCCAGAAAAAGACTGGCTCCCGAAACTCAATTTCTACGAGGTCACACTCGATAAGGAAGCGAAGGGCGACCAGGATTATATGTATGAGAACTACCCGTCTGAGCCAGAGGAGTCGTTCGCTGCTACCGGTCGCCCAGTCCTGCCACCTAAGGTGATTAACTATTGGATTGAGCATCCGAAGAAATACATCTGCCTCGACCAGTTCTTAGACCAGAAGACCAACAAAGTGGTGATGGGTGAAACCCCACACTCGGCAATCCGCCAGTATGCTGCCCCGGTTCCGGGCCACAGATATATTCTCTCGATTGACCCGTCATCCGGCTACGCCGCCGACCGCACAGCCGGTGTAGTCATAGATATGGCGACTAACGAAGAAGTCTGTTCGTTCGTAGATTATATTGAACAGACGGAATGCGCCGAGCTCGCCATCAACCTCGCAACCTATTACAACAAGGCGGTCATCCTAGTCGAGCGGAATATGGGCGAGACTATGATTGAGTTCATCAAGAACATCGGCTACCCACGCCTGTGGCTCGACATCAAGAACTCTGGGCGTACGCTCAAGTATGGAATCCGCACCACCGCTCCGCTCAAGAATGAAGGAATCCGCCGACTCAAATTCTTACTCAACCAGGGTATCTATAAACCGCACGACGACCTGTTCCTATCCGAGGCCCAACATTTTAACTGGACCCAACTCCCTGGCGGCTCGTACCGCGCGGAGGCCACAGGGCAAGATGAGAATGGAAATGCCTGGCACGACGATACAATTATGGCTCGAGTCATCTACGCCGCGTCTCTTGACATGGGTAAGTTCAAAAAATATATGACTAAAGACAAGCACAATCGGTCCAAACTTTAATGATAAAATAATGGTAAAGGTAAAACCTTTGCCACTATTTAATTAAAAGAGGAACAAACTGAATGCCGAGAAAAGATAAAACAAAGCAGTATGATTACTTGCTTCGTTATGTTAAGGAGGCTGCAGAGGCTAGACTCCCGCTGATTGCGATGTGCGAGAGGACAGTCTTAGCTTATAAGCAGTGCCCACTCCATAACACTTACAAGGAGAACGCGCAGCGTTATGTCCAAAACATTGGCAACGGGGACCCGGATAGAGTCAAATGCCTTAAATATTTGTGCGACTCAATCCCTGACGCTACTAATGACACAGTCAATAATGCGGTAGAAACTTGGGTGAGTATGGCGATGGGCGGCGCCTCCCAGTTCGAATATGAACCTGCGGACGAATACGCAGAAAAAGACCCAGCGCTGGTCGACCGACTTTCCGCCCTTGCTAAGTACTTCCACGAGGACAATAAGATTGATTCGCTTCTTCCTAAGGCTACCCGTAAACTGGTTATGCAGGGACAGGCGAACTTTTTCCTTGAGCCGCTTGGCGAAGGCAGATTTAAAGTGTCGTTGATTGATGCCTATAAGATGCTTCACGACCCACGAGCCTCGAAGACAAACCGCGCACGCTTTACTGGCTTTACTGAGGTAAAGGCCTGGTCAGAAGTGAAAGCCGACATCTACAAAAAAGGTTACGGCTATATGCTCAAGGTCATCAATGATGTAGACCAGTACGTCAGTGAGTTGTCCGGCGCCCACCCATATCGCTGGGAAGACGAAATCACTTCTGACTTGAACACTTTCAAATCTATCTACGCCGTTGACCCAGTGCCTAATTCGGAATCCGTAGACAAGAAGGGGAAAGAAGTTTCTCCGAAAGAACCAGGGTACAAAGGTGAGGATGTCGAGGTCGCCTACATCTGGGACTTGATTGATAATGTTTATGCTGTAATTGTCAACCGCCGTTTCATCGTCCAGTTAGAGGTTGATAAGCTCAAAAAGAGTATCCCGGTTACGTATTACGACGCAGACGGGCAAGAGAAAAAGCGCACGGACACTGTTCGCCTCGACTCCCCAATTGTCACCATCCCATATATCGAAGCAGACTGGGAGACCTATCCAGTATCTCCATTGTTCTATTGTCTCGATGACTTCGACGCTATCTGTTCTATCGAAGCGGTAATGAACCATAACTTAAGCATTATGGCGCCTATCACATTTATGTCCGCATCCTACGATGCAGAACAATTTGAGAAGACTTCTCAGATAGCTGGCCAGATTGTAGAGGGTACGCTCCAGACTTTCGGTGTCGTGAACAAGATGCACGATATGTCTCCGTGCCTCACCGCTATCGAGCGCCGCGAACAACGCATCAAACGTATGCTTAGTGCGACAGACCAATTCGAGCTACAAGCTATGATTGGCAACCGCGCAACCGCCTCGGAAGTCTCGACTATGGCTGGCGCCGTCGCCCAACGTATGAACGCTCCGCTCGCAAACATCGAGACTGGTATGTCCGAACTCACGCAGAAGATGATGGCTATGACCTTGATTTATGACACGAAGGATGACATTACCTTCCCATACGAAGGCTCAGTTGCAACCCTGTCGAAGCAAGACTTACTCGGCCGCGCCCTCATCCGCGCCAAGCTCTCATCTAAGATTAAGCTCGAAAGAACAGAACAAGGCCGCAATGCACTTATGGTTCTTCAGACTCTTATCGGTATCGAAGGAATCAATAAAGAGACGTTAGTCAAGACGCTCGTCCCAATCGTCACCCAGGGCGTTGTATCACGTAAGCAAGCAGACGCATTCGTCCAAGAGCAACAGGTTGACCCGATGCAAATCCTCCAGGCCCAGCAAGCGGTCGAACAAGCCCAACAGGAAGCCCAACAGAATACTATTACCCCTGATATGCTTGAAGGTTTAGGCCCACAGGATATGCAAGGTATCGCTGACGCGTACGGCGCCACCCAACAGCCTGGCTATCAAGACCAGTTTGCAACTCCTGATATGGGATACGACAACTACCAGCAAGGCATTGAGGCTAACGCGGTAGAGAATATCCCTGACAATCAAATGGTTGATACGATGGGAGAATTCTAATGAACAGAGAAGACACAGTAAAAACATTAGTCTCTAAACACGGAGCAATCGAAGTCTCCCGGAATTATATCCGGGGGATTCGCTCCGCCCTCACGAACATTCGCATAGGTATAGAGACAGACAACTTCGCTCTCGCGTCTAAAGACGTAGGGCTGTTGGCAGAACATTTAGCAAATCTCGAGACCGTTTATAAGATTGGCAAGGAATCTCTTGACCAGATACAGCGCCTTGAGAGAGATGAAAAATAGTTGTGCTATACTAAAATTAAGCAGTAATGCTTACCCTTTAACAAATTAAACAAGGAACAGGAATGGAACCAAACGCAAATGCGGAAGGTGTCGCACCTGCAGCCGCTCCGCAAGGACCGGCGACAGAAGCTTCAGCTGCCGAGGCATCGCCAGCTCCAGCGGAAACGGGACAGACAACAACCCCAGAAACGACCCCACAGTTCGATGAAGCTACCCAGAAATATTTGGATAACCAGAACATCAAGGGGACTCCAACCGAGATTGTCGCGGAACTCATTAAGAGGAACCAGCAACTTCGGAACCAACCTAAAGTTGAGGCAGTAGCAGAAGTGCTCAAACAGCCAGAACAAACGGCGCAACCAGCGCAACCGGCCGCAGCACAGCCAGCCCCAACACACACCTTAAGCGATATGGAAATTATGACTACGCAAATGCTAGTCGAGAAACAATACCCAGACGTTAAGGTGGACGCGGACTTTTACAAACAGATGATTGCTGACGGTATTAACCCGATGCGCGGAAACGAGATTGACCTCAATCGCGTTTTTAAGTATGCAGAGCTCCAGCAGAAATTAAAGACTGCTGAGAAGGCAATTGCTTCAGCGCAGCAACCGGCTAATATCCCTTCGCCATCAAACACGATTGATAGCAACAGCCCAATCCAGCCAGTGCAACAGATGACCACAACGGCGGCTGAGAATATTATTATTTACAGCGCGCAAGAACAACGTTACGGTCGGGCACCACACCCACAGCTAGAAGAGGCTAAAGCTTTCCTACAGGCAAACCGCAAGAAGAAATAATTTGCTAAAGGGGTTGATTAAACTTTAACTTAGGAAAATTAACCCAAATGGCAATTTGTGATTACACCAAAACCATTGATGATACTCCACTTTCCCCAGCGGACCATCTTCCGTTAATGGAAGTTAAGTACCATCCGACCATCTTGAAAGATGAATTCGCATCCTTCGGTGGTCTTGACTTCTTCAACCCAGAAGTTACCGTCGTTTCAAGCGACCTTAAGATTAGCCACTCGTTAATCGTTCGTTTCAAAAATGTTGAGAACCCATTCAATATGGTCAATGTTTCTGACATTACCTACAAGGAAGGTCAGACTTGTCCTCCAGTAATGGACCTCGAATGTACTGAAGGTTGTATCTCCACTGTCCCAACCTGGCGCAACAAGGAAATCCGCTTCGATAAGCTTTATCGTGTCGGTGCTTCATGGTGTGTCGAGACCGAGAAGATTACCTTTGGTACTCTCGAGGAACGCTTCCGTGAAAGCGTAGAAGCCAACACCAAGGTACAGAGCATCTACGGCTGGAACGCATTTATGTGCCAAGCTCTCGCAGCCGCACAAGCAACCCAGACGATGATTCCAACCGACCGTGCTTGCTTCGCTACCCATTACTATGATGCTGGTAGCGCTATCGCTAACGGCTACGAGGCTCTTTCCCAGGTCCTCAACTACATGAAGGTTGTTTACGGTGGCGCCGTTGAATACGGTATCCTCGCTCACCGTTACTTCGAAAGCGATATGGTCGCCCCAGGCGCAACCATCTACACTGGCTTCGGTGCTGCTTCCAGCGCTAACGCAAACGCCGGTGCAACGACTGTAAACGTCGAGCTCGTTCAGGGCGGATGGAAACCAATGGGCCCACTCGGCGGTAAGCTCTTCGGCGAAACCGTTTACATCGCACCTGATGACATCTTCTTCTACAACCCAACTATCAACACTCAGACTGGTGCTATTACCGGCGGTTCAGCTGTCAATAGCTTCAACCCATTCTTGAGCGCTGACGGTTCGAAGTACTATGTCGTCATCGTTTCTCGTCGTGCCTTCTTGAGCGGCGTCGAACCTCTCATGGACATGACCCACTTCCCAGCTACTTGTGACAACAAGTACGAATCAATCCAAGAGTCCTTCCTTGGCTACAATGACTTATTGTTCCCACGCGAAGTCTTCATCTTGGCATTCGACGTCAACTGTGGTGGTGACGCAGATGACGGCGGTAACGAAGGTGATGGCGGTAACACAGGCGAATAAAAAACTATCCCTATCCCCTAACGGGGGTAGGGATTTTATGGACCTAGGATGTGATAGCTAGACATCTTAGATAAATTAAAAGGAGAAATTATACAATGAGTTGTGGTTGTTGCGGGCAGCCGGAAAAATTATGCCGATGCCCAAAAAACAAAAAAGCTCCTGAGATGCCAAAACGCGCGTGCATCAAGGAGTGCTCAGATTGCGACCCATGCCAAACGTGTGAGTCGATGGTGAAGATTTGCTCTTTTGTTGTCCCGAACCTAGAAGAAGGACAAACCTTCCGCAATTCTTTCATCTATAACCAGGAAGACGATTCCGTTTATTATATTACCGATGACAACACACCGATTCGTTTCGGCTCTTCCCCAATGTTTATTGACGCATTTGACCCAACAACGAAACAGATTCCGCGTCAGACTGTTTATGATTTTGATAATAACGTTGCGTTTGTTTTTGCGCCTGACGGAACGTACCGTACGTTTACCCTGAGCGACCCGAATAGCACTTCTGTGGAGATTTCAGACGAAGGAGGCCCCATCGTATGAGAACTATAGTTAGGAATTCATACACCCCAAAGGTCGGCGACTACTGTGACAAGATTGTCGTTGATGAAGATACTGGTACGCAATACATCTTTGACTGTGATGGCGTATATACTACTTATACCTCGAAACAGCAAGAAGGCGCCCCAATGTTTTACGTCGATTCTAGGGTGGCATCTGCTCTCAATGAGGCAAAGTCTTACGCCGATACTCAAGACCAAATCATTTTGCAACAAGCAAAAGATTATACCGATGAGCACGGTGGAGGCGGCGGCGGTGGCGACGTGACTAAAGCGTACGTCGATGCTCAGGACACAAATGTCCTAAACAGCGCAAAAGCTTATGCCGACGAAAAAGATGTTACGGTTGCGACCGAGGCGGCCAGTTATACTGACGGAGAAATTGCTGACCTGAAAACCGAGCTCGAAGGTGAAATCACTGGTGCCATGAATGAGTTAGCTCCAGTAGCAACGAGCGGCGAGTACGACGACCTTGCTAATAAGCCAATCGTTCCAGTAATCAACTTAACTTCTACTGACCCAGGCGAAGGTGCAGCACTCGCCGCTAACACATTCATAGGAGTCTACAATGGCTAGCTCAGGATGGCAAGGACAGAAGAATGTTCAGACCAGTGTGTATCCGCACATGGCCTTAAACCTTCGTGTCGACTCTATTTCCCATTCTGGCACTACTCTTACCGTTAAAGGCGTTGTTCGGGTTATCTGTACGTCTGGTTATATTAACTATAGCAATGCCACGGTATCCCTCACTGGTGGTGGTTCTAAGACGCTTAATCTTAATCTTTCAACTGGCGGTACTGCCGATACTGGGACCTTTACTTGTACAATCAATAACGTATCGGCTACAACCACCAGCAAGTCCGTAACCGCCACGTTGTCTGCTGGCTCGGTGGCTTCTGGTTCGGCATCTTGGACGCTCACGTTTAACACTTCGACTTCCGCCCCGACCGGACTTTATATCAATAACATTTCCTCTACCTGGGATAGCATCACTGGCACTGTCGGAATATCAAGTTATGGTACTGGCTCTGGCACCAAAGTGTTAGAGTTGCTTGTGCTTTACCAAACATATGTAGCTGGCCTCCCTCATCGGTTCGAGAAGGTAAGCGACGGCTCATTGTCGAAGACATTCACCGTGTCCAATAATTCGGCAGCGGCAGCAGCTGGAGAAGTAGACATTAAAGGTTGTGGGCTTTATTACACTGGTGTCTATGTTACTAATGGCTCTGAAACATCACGTCTTGCTGGTCCTTCCGTCTATACTCCACCAGCCCCAGCCGTGCTCAACTACACCCGCGTCGGAGAGACTGACCAGTGGCAAGTGACTTTAACGGGCGACCCGAATAATAACAACACGGATTACACCGCCGAACAGCTCACCCGTTCGATGCGATACAAGATAAACAACGGTTCTTGGGTGAACGTGGAGACAGCAGCAGTAAAGGCGATTGACGCTACTACTATCGTTACGATTACTATTCCGGCTGCATCTACCGCTACGATTGAGGGGTGGATGACTTACCAAGGCCTTAATTCCGAAGTCGGTTCTATCACGATTACGAACAGCGACGCCCCGGTCCATCTCTACGGTTCGGTTAATGGCCAGGCTAAGAAGCTAGAACACGTTTATGGTTCGGTCAACGGCCGTTCGGTCAAGCTTACAAAAATCTATGCCTCGGTCGGCGGCGTGGCCAAGCTAGTCCATGTAGACACAGGAGAATAAGATGGCTGAAAAGAAAACGAAAAAGTTTATCTCCAGGGTAAAAGAATTCGCTGATATCCTCACTGCGGTGGGGGTTATCGGCGCAGCCCTGGTCGGAATAGGCACTTGGTGCACGCACCAGATTAACGCCAGCACCAACGAGAAGCTAGACAATATTTCCAGCCAGATGCAAGACTTGAAGCTCGACACCACTCGCAGCCAGTTGCTCACTTTGATGAAGAATTATCCTGATAACGAAGAAGAGATTATGAAGGTGGCTCGGTATTATTTCAAAGAATTGAAGGGCGACTGGTATATGACTAGTCTCTTCATCAAGTGGGGGGAAGAGAATGGCATCGACGTTACCGACATAGTAAAAGTTAAAGGAGATTAAATGAAGACGGTAATCAGAAATTCTTATACTCCAAAGATTGGCGACTACTGCAACAAGATTGTGGTCGATAAAGAGACCGGCAATATCTATATTTTTGATACCGACGGAGTCTTCACGGAATTCGGCGACGCCGACATCGACATCGAAGACATCATTCGTCAAGCTGTCGAGCAATCCGAGGAATACACTGACGAAGTTGCAGAAACGAAAGTCGACAAAGAGACGGGTAAGGGGCTTTCGTCTAACGATTTTACCGACGCGGAGAAAGAAAAACTTTCGTCCGTTGAGGCTGGCGCCGAGGAAAACATTATTGAAGGTGTTTCTGTCAACGGCACTCCCGTGCAGTTAGAGAATAAGATTGCCGACATTGAGGTCCCAACCAAGACCTCTGACCTAGATAATGACTCTGGCTTTATCACCAATGCGACGAGTGGGTTAGAGAATTATTACACGAAGAGCGAAGTAGACGGAACTATCTCTACTGAGGTGGCTGCTCGTCAGGCGGCTGACCAAGCCTTGCAGACATCAGTAAATACAAACACGGCGAACATTACAGCTAATACGAACGCTATCGCCGATAACGCTACTGCTATTGCGGCTGAGACTGCCGACAGGGAATCCGCCGACCAAGACCTGCAATCTCAAATTGACGCTATCAGCTCTGCCTCCGACGTCGTAGACGTAGTGGGAACCTACGCAGAACTTCAGCAATACGACACCTCCTCGTTGAGTGCTAATGACATCGTCAAGGTCCTCGTCGATGAGACTCACGATGACGCCATTTCATACTACCGCTGGTCGGGGTCTACCTTCACCTATATCGGTAGCCAAGGCCCGTTCTATACGAAAAGCGAAACTGATGCTACCTTTGTTCCGCAGACGCGTACGGTCAACAATAAGGCCCTGTCTTCGAACATCACATTGACCGCTACCGACGTAGGCGCTGCCACTCCGGCAGACGTAGCCGGTGTTCAAACTCAGGTTGACGCTTTGGAACAAGATATAGAAGATGAGGCGACCGCACGGGGCACGGCCGACCAGAACTTGCAGTCTCAAATTACGCAGAACGCAACGAACATCACATCGCTCTCAACTACGAAAGCAGATAAGAGTGAGCTCCCAACGAAGACCTCTGACCTTACAAACGATAGCGGCTTCATTACTGCGGCATCGGTTCCTACTAAGACGAGCGACTTGACTAACGATTCCAATTTCGTATCCGACGCTAACTATGTTCACACCGATAACAATTTCACTACTGCCTTGAAGAATAAGCTCAATGGTATTGCCGCTGGCGCAGAGGTGAACGTCCAGTCCGACTGGGCCCAGACCACCACAACTGCTGACGATTACATCAAGAACAAGCCAACTAAGCTTACTGACTTCACGAACGATGCTGGGTTCATTACTAGTGCAGCTCTCCCGACTAAGACCTCTGACTTGACTAACGATTCTGGCTTTATTACCTCCGCGGCCCTCAGTCCATACTCGACCACTCAGCAGATGAATACCGCCATCTCGAATGCTGTAGCCGACAAAGCTGATAGGAGCGAAATCCCTACTGCAACTTCCGACCTCACCAACGACAGCGGGTTCATTACTAGCTCGGTCAATAACCTGACGAACTATTATACTCAGACACAGGTCAATGATATGTTCGCGGCTTTGCCTCAGGTCGACGTTCCGACCAGAGTATCCCAGTTAGAGAACGATTCGGGCTATCTCACTACAGCCACGCTCCCGGTTGCCTCGGCTAATACGCCTGGTGTCATTAAGGTAGGTGGTGGGCTCGAGATTACAAACGGAGTTCTTTCTGCTACTGGCGGTGGTACAGCCGACGCAGTTGAATGGACAAACGTTCTCAATAGACCAACGAACGTTTCTTATTGGACGAACGACGCTGGATATATCACTTCGGCAGACATCCCGTCCATCCCATCCAAGACTTCCGACCTCACTAACGATTCTGGCTTCATTACTAATAGCGTTAATAACTTAACCAATTATTACACCAAGAGTCAGACCTACACTCAGTCCGAGGTTAATAGCTTGGTCAATGCAATCACTGTACCGACTAAGACTTCAGACCTTACGAACGATGGTGCAGACGGAACGTCCACCTACGTAGAGGCTGCCGACTTAGCTACCGTAGCGACGTCTGGTTCGTATAATGACTTATCGAATAAGCCGACTATCCCTGCGGCCCAGGTAAACTCTGATTGGAACGCAACGAGCGGTAAGGCTCAGATTCTTAATAAGCCTACTAAGCTATCGCAATTCACGAATGACTCTGGATTCATCACGGGCTACACCGAGACTGACCCTATCTATTCCGCCAGCCCAGCCGCCGGCATCACTGCCGAAGACATCGAGTCGTGGGATAATAAATCCGACTTCTCTGGTTCCTATAATGACCTAACCAATAAGCCGACCATCGGAAATGCAACTCTTACTATTCAGAAGAATGGCACAGCGGTCGATACATTCACAGCTAACGCCACGAGCAACAAGACAATTAACATTACTGTCCCGACCACGGCGGCAGACGTCTCCGCCCTCCCTGCCTCTACGAAGTATGGTGCCAGTATCTCAGTCTCACTCAACACGACAGACTACAAGATGACTACCACCTTGAAGGACCAGGACGGCAATACTCTCGGCACCGCCCAAGTGATTGACCTTCCACTCGAATCGGTGGTCGTGAATGGTAGCTACGATAATACGAATAAGAAGATTGTCCTCACTCTCCAGAACGGCAACACGGTAGACATTCCTGTCGGAGATTTAATCGCTGGTCTCCAGAGTGAAATTACGAGCACAAACAAATTAAGCTCTGACCTCGTGGACGATACGAACCATACACATAAGTTCGTCACCTCCGCCCAAATCACTAAGCTTAATGGCATCGCCGCTGGAGCCGAGGTTAACCAGAATGCCTTCAGCAATGTCAAGGTTGGCACGACCACTGTGGCCGCTGACGCAAAGACGGATACTCTCGAGCTAGTTGCTGGCTCAAATGTGACCATCACTCCAGACGCTACGAACGACAAGGTCACTATTGCCGCCACCAACACTACTTACGACGACGCTACTACTACCGCTCATGGTCTAATGACCGCCGCCGACAAAGTGAAGCTTAATGGCATCGCTGCAGGTGCTGAGGTGAACGTCCAGAGTGACTGGAACCAGACGACTACTACTGCGGACGACTATATTAAGAATAAACCAACGCTTGCTACGGTAGCCACCTCTGGCTCTTACAATGACTTATCCAATAAACCAACTATCCCAACCGTCAACAACGCAACTTTGACTATTCAGAAGAATGGAACAAACGTCCAAACCTTTACTGCCAACCAGAGCACCAATGCTACAGCTAATATCACTGTTCCTACGAAGACTAGCGACCTGACGAACGACAGTGACTTTGTAACTGATGCGAATTATGTCCACACTGACAATAACTACACTACGACAGAGAAGAACAAGCTCGCAGGAATCGCAGCGGGGGCAGAAGTAAACGTCCAGGCCAACTGGGCTCAGACGACGACCACTGCCGATGATTACATCAAGAACAAACCGACCATTCCAACCGTGAATAACGGCCAGTTGACCATCCAGAAGAACGGGACAAATGTAGCTACCTTCACTGCCAACCAGTCTGGAAACGCCACAGCCAATATCACGGTCCCTACCAAGACTTCTGATATAACAAATGATTCAAACTTTACGACTACTGCTACTGCTCAAGAGTTTGCTATTGGCCAAGGCTCTACTCAGCCAGTATTTGATGACATGACTCCCGTTAGAACGATTGAGTGGGATGTGTCAGATGCGACCTATCGTCCAATTTATCATATGGCGAATACTGGATGGACCTACATCAACATGGACGTTACCGTAGCTTATCGTATTACAGTAACTGGCACGAATATCCATTCCGTGACCGACGTGGTAGACCGCTGGATTAACCCAACTAGTTATCCAATTACCAGCATGATGTGCCGCACGCTCTCAAACGCGGCGGCTACCACTGGTTTGAGGTATCTTCGAGCAGTTTACCCAGTGGCAGGGTACTTGAACAATACTACTTATCCGCTTGGTACCGAAATCGCTATGTACAACACAACGGCACGCCATGTTAAGGTTGAGGTCTTCAAAGACAACGCTAAGGTGACATGGAACACCACTAAACCTAGCGGCCCTATTTATGTGAGTGGCACATACAACGGCAACAATGTCATGTCCGCTTATGATACTAGAGGCTGGAGATTCCGCCAACCGGCTCAAATGTATGCCACTAGCGCTGGTTCCGCAAGCTATATAAGCGATATGGAGACAGTAAATACGGCGGCTGGTGAACTAAAGACTGGTGCCACTGCCCTTGTCGCTGGGCACTATGCCTTCTTAGCTGACGATGGCCTAGTATACGACATCAGCAATACCGTCAAAAATATTGCTATGGGGGAGTCAAAAATTGGCTTTATGTACGGCGGCGTCGCTGCGAACACTGCTATATACTATACCAATTGGCGAGCGATTTCTCGCCCGAACGCAACGCAGCTCGGTTACTTCAATCATGACACGTTGGCATTAGGCAATAGGGTGTTCTTGCGCTGCACTATGGATTCGTCAGGCAATGTTCATTCGGATAACTATCTATCCAAGACAATGAGCGCAGGCTATACATGGATGCCATTTGGCTGGGCACGCTCTGCTACCACGCTTTACGTCGATACTCGTTTCCCGATGTTCTACACACTGAATGCCGACGGGAAACTGACCCACATTAACGGCAAAGAAGTGGCTGGGTCTGAGGCGGCTAGCGTGGCGTGGGAAGATATTACTGGCAAACCTACATTCGCCACGGTTGCGACGTCTGGTTCTTATAACGACCTAAGCAATAAGCCTACGATACCTACGGTGAACAACGCGACTTTGACCATTCAGAAGAATGGCACGACGGTCAAGACGTTTACCGCGAATGCTTCCTCTAATGTGACGGCGAACATTACCGTGCCTACAAAGACTAGCGACCTGACCAACGATTCTGGATTCTTAGATTCTGTCGCGTGGGGTGACGTTACTGGCAAGCCTACTTTTGCGACGGTAGCCACCTCTGGCTCGTATAACGACCTAAGTAATAAGCCGACCATTCCTGCTGCTGTCACCGTAGATTCCGCCCTGTCCTCCACCTCGACTAACCCAGTTCAGAACAAGGTAATCAATACGGCTCTTAGCGGAAAGCAAGCCACCCTCTCGACTGCACAGTTGAATGCCGCAAACTCTGGTATCACCTCTGCCAAGGTGACTACCTATGACGGGTACGCCAGCCAGATTGCGACCAAGGCAGACATCTCCGCCCTCGACGATAAGCAAGATGCTCTGACCGCTGGCGACCACATCGACATTACGAACGATGTAATTTCTGCCACTGGCTACGTCCATTCGGATGACCCGGTCACGACCACCTCTTCGACTGCCACTGTTACCGGCAGTATGATTGCCAATGGTACAATAACAGCAGATAAGTTGGCGACTGGCGCAACTTTGAAGCTTACCTTATCTACGACAGATATTGGTGAGGGCGCGGCACTCGCAGCTAATACGTTATATGGAGTATATCAATAATGGCAGAGTATATTAAAACACTTAAAGAAGACAATGGAGACATCACCTACCCTGTCACCCAGGCAGGGGCGGTGCTCCTTTCTGGCGGCGGTGACCTCGAGACCACACTCAACGCCAAAGCGAGCCAGACAGCGGTAGATGGAAAGATAGATATTGGTGACGTCCAGTCGAGTGACATCGTGGCCAACGCTGTGACTACCGCTAAGATTGCAGATGGCAATGTGACTACGGCCAAGGTCGCGAATGAAGCAATTACGACCGCTAAGATTGCAACATCAATTGCATGGACCTCCGGCACCTACAGCTCTGGATACAAGGCCAGCTCAAACACTGCCTATATGCAGGGGATTCAAGCCTGTATATATAACGGTTTTCTAATCGTCCGTTTCGGCGTGTCTAAGACATCAGGTAACTTTGCGGCAAACACAGAAGTTGGCATCGGGTCTATCCCCTCTGTCATAAATGGGGTGGACATATCTGACCTAGTGACTGGGTCGGGCGGGAAACAGAAGTTGTATCGTACCAGCGTGTCTGGGTCTGGTGGAGCTATAGGCTTTGGCCAGTTCAATGGAGTTACTATCTCTGTCGCTCCTACCTCCACAGCCTCATGGCTAGCAGGACAATTCATTATCCCACTTAACTGGTAAAGAATATATGTTACAATAAAAGTGTCCAAGACAGTCATCTTGAACGAATAATGCGTATGATTGTCAGGTGCGCCATCACTTGTAATCAACAAAAGACCACCTTCGGGTGGTTTTTTTGTTATAATATTGGTACACACCTCCGCACCGCCTCTTTCAATAAAAAGGGGCGGTCTTTTTTGATATAATGAAAATACCAGGGTCTAGCAACAGGGCAGTATTTTAACGGCTAGAATGTTCGTCTTATACACGAAAGATGAAAGTTCGACTCTTTCCTGCCCGACCATATTTAGCGGGGAGCAGATTCGGTAATCTGACCTGTCTCATAAGCAGGTAAAAGTCGGTCCGACTCCGACCTCCGCCACCATATTGGCCTGTAGCTCAAGTGGTTAGAGCACCGTGCGCACTATAAAAACGGAGAAGGTGTATTAGGGTTCGAATCCCTACAGGCCAGCCTTTGCCGATTCCAGGTCGACGGTATGTCCGCCTTCGGGGGCGGTAAAAGTCGGTTCGAGTCCGACATCGGCACCGAATATGCACTCCAAGCCCTCAGATATGAAGGGTTATTTTTCGTGATAAAATATAATTAAACCATTAGGTTTATAATTAACAAAGGAGAACAATACAATGAGCTGCAGCTCCTGTATGGAAAGAAATCCTTGTGGTTGCAAAGACAAGAAAAAATCATGCGATGATTGCCCTGTCGTAGACTGGGTGCCAAACACCGCGTGCACTATTGGTGTTACTATGAACGGTTGCACCGATACTCTTGAGCTGAAACAAGGTATTCAGAATTGTGAAACCAAGACGCATTACGGGCAAAACCCTGTAACTGGCTGTCTTGAATATCAGAATGAACTTTATGTCGCGACGGACGGCGCGGAAGGATACATCGAAAGTGTCTGCCCGGTCGACATCGCGAAATTTATTAACTTAGAAGATTTAGCAAACGTCGAAGACGAGACTCCAGAACAGTGTAGCCTTCTTATTTATCATGCCGACGCAAACTGTGGCCCAGGCTGCCAAGGCCTAGCCGATTCTTGGGTGCACTGGTACGCCAATGAGAACCTCACCAACGGTTTACATTTCGTAGCTGGCTTCAATGCGGATGGCTGTCTCGAAGCGCTCGATGTCCCTGAGAACGTCAATGAGTTCTGGTGGGGTATGTGGCGCCCGACGGGTGACGGTGGAATCGAATTCGGCTACACTCAGCCAGAAGAAGTTTCTGAACTCCCGACCGACGAGAACGGCGACCCAATCATTATCTCGCAGACCCCAGACGGTAAGCCTGTTGTCGGCACAATCCCAATGAACTGCTTAATGAATAACATCATGATGAACCTCGGTTCAGATGTTTATGGCACGTTCCGTATTATCCAGAATACGCCGAACTTCACCTCGAAGTTCAACAAACATAACGGTAACTTCACCATTACCTGGAATGACTGGAACTACAGCAACGGCGAGATTATCGGCCACGCTGGTACTGGTGTTGTATCTGGTAAGATGGACTTCAGCTTCCAATTCAACAAAGACAATGGCTCGTTCACATACAAGGTTACGAATCTATACTTCAACAAAGTTGTATGGACGAAAGACAATGGCTTCCTACTCGGTGAGACTCCAACCTTAACCGTGAGAGGTAAAGCCCTCGGCATCGGCACAGAAGTCGCCCTCGTTAGCCACGTCTACGATGGTTCTACAAGCTGGACCGTAAACATCAACAAGAATATTCCTTGTAACCTCACTCGCACAGTTGCACCAGGCGAAACGGCTGGTCCATTCGATTACGCTTATGTCCATATGGACTGGGTATATGACGATGAAGGTTACACCCAAGTCAACTTTAAGAACCTACTTGACGGTTGGACTGATTGTTAAGGAGAACCATAATGAGTAAATGCGATGATTATCCAGTAAACAATATCGACGCCGAAGACGTACCAGTATGGGGACTCAACACACTCCCAGACGATGGCTATCTCTTAATGGCGGCGAAACAGCGCGACCAGCAATGCGGTCGCTCTCTCCCATTCCTCTATCACCTACCTATCGGTATGGTAACCCCAGGCGGGACATTTCAAACAAATACTTACAGCGCTAAAGGTAACGGCCTCACTTCTGAGTGGGCGGCGAACCAAGTCCGCGCTGGCTTCACATACAACAACACGCCGAACGATATGCGTTTTGCCACTGTTGGAGAAAGTATCGCCCAATACATCATCCTCTCGAAGGACGAGACCGTCTCTGGCAATTACATTATCCAAGGCTCTGGCTTCTATAGCTTCACTGGCGGCCACGGCTATGTCCCTGGCTACCACTACTATCTAGGTGCCAACGGCGAGCCGACCACTGACAGTTCTTTTGTAGATGGCATACGCCAACACTTGTTTAGTGTGATTGATAGCAACACTATTCTTATCAATATCTACATAGAGACAGCAGCTACAACTATCGGCCCAGAGGAGCCACCTATACAATGAGTTGCCCGGTACCTGCAGAGCAAACTGGTAGCACGAAGTTGATGAAGACTAATTCTCTTCGCCAATTTAACTTCGCCCAGGTTCTCGGTGTCCCCACCGCAGCAGGTATGGTCCCCGTTATTTATCCCATCTGGCTCCACTCCAAGTGTCCAGGTGGGGTTAGGGGGATTGTTTTCTATGGCGGTACATTCAGTGGACGCTGTGACTGGTATGACCAGAATAAAACAAAAGTAGAATGTGAAGATACTTTCGTTTATAAATACAATTCCCTAGAAACCATCGTCGACGAAGAGAAAGGCGAGACCACCTTCAAAAGGCATAAAGGCCGCGCCCACCTCAACTTCCCTAAGACTAAAACTATCTACAAGGGAAGCACAATCTATAAAGCGCCTTACACTCTGAGAGGCTGCGATAACGACGAATGTTGCCTAGGATACAAGATTGATAACGACAATGACGTAGAGACCCCACTCGTAATCCCACGTGCGGTCAAACAAAAAACTAAGACCAAGCACTCCACTGGATGTGGATGCGGGAGGAAGAAATGACAGGAAATTATTTAACGATGTCGGAGCTCATTGACGATTTCCGCCGAGCAGTTGGAGATTCCACCTGTGAAATCCCGGCGAAAAGCATCATCAGCTGGACGAACACAGCGCTCCGCAGACTAGCCAGAGAGAAAGGGCTAGATGTTTTGTTTAGGTACCAAGACACATTCGACCTAGCAAACACAAACAAAGACGGCAGCAAATCTACAAGCTGGTTCTTAAGAGGCTTCAAGACGGATGACAAAGCAGATTCCCCACGTATCGGGACTATCATCGACGTCGAATCGCTCCTCATCCTCAAGGCCGACGATTGTAGAATTACGCACAAAGATTTGTGCTATTTACCTTTTGCATGGTTCCGCCGCGAGTATCCGTTTCCAGAAGATAGAGACTGCTTAACTGCTTTCACCTTGAATGAGTTCGGAGGGGACACAAAGCTCACGTTCAATGCACCAATCGAGGGGCATATCACGGTCGATATGATTTATACCGCGTTTCACCCTCGCATCACTAGTACTAAAGAGCTAGTGAGAATCCCTTACGCTTATGTGGACATCCTCATTGAGTGTCTTAAAATCTTAATGTCTGAGGAATCGGCCGACATGGCGACCGCACGTGCCCTCTACGAGGACTGGGATTACCTCACCTCGCAAGCCCGTGAGAGATTGCACCAACAAAAGTCCGGCCTTCCAATGCGACAAGTACGCGGGAGTTTCTAAATGTCCAGGAAGAAAACCACAGTAGCAGAGAGTTTGTACGCTGGGGCGCGTTGGCAGAAGTTCTACCCAGATACCTACTCTCGCACCACCCAGACTTGGCAGACTAGGGTAGGGCGCCGCAACTACGAGTTCTCTACCTTTAGCAATTTACTCGGCCTCAACACAAATTTTGATGACATTCATAAATCGGACGGTGATTCCCCTTATCTTCGCAATGTCCGTTATATGGGCGAGAAGCAGGAGATTCAGAGAGCCCAAGTCACGAGCCGAAATGGAGCAGAGCTTCTAGGAATCAAGAGCTACGAAACAATCGCCGCTCCTACGGCTGAGTATTTTGTCGAGATGTGGGAGGGGCGAGCTCTTGAGATTGATTTACCTAAGAAAGATACCCTTCTTATCGGCGGCGCAATCGAGATTAGAAATCTGGAGAGAGCCTCGGGTCGCCTCCGTATCTTCTTGAAGAAGCCGAATGAGCGAGAAATCTGCGACGCCAACATCCCACTTGATGAGGTGAACAATACGAAATACGACAAACGTGTTTTCAGATTCATCAACCCAATCAACCTTAAAGAAGGGGCGACCCTTCGTTTTGAGATTGAGGGGGACATGGCACCAGACGACTGTGGCGACTTCGAGGAGCCACATAAGATTCGTATCCGTACCTCTGGCTCCGGCACCCACCGCCAGGCAGACTACACCCGCCCTAATACCGAAGAATGTATGCGGGAAGTTGCTTATGAATGGACTCCCGAGCCGAGCATTATCTGCTTCGAACAGCACACTTGTGACGAAGTGCCTATGCTTAGGGGTACCCAAGTCTGTACCGACGATGGAAAATTCTTAGTCTTCCCAATCAAAAACTCGAGCGGCATAACATTATGGAGGTTCGACCTTGAAAAACGAGAATACAAAGAAATTGATACAACTAGCGCTCCTGTTGATAGCAGGTCTACTGCTGTGCGGTTTGCTCAGGGTTTGGGCAAGCTTTATTATGTAGATGGTTATTCCGCGCTCCAGCGCATCGACCTTAAGACCTGGAAGGCAGAGCTTGCAATCGCAAAACAATCTGACATCGACGTTGAGGGCGTTACCCCACAAGATATGCAAGCGCAGAAAGGCGCGTCTCTCATCATTAGAATCCGCCAGAGAATGTTCCTCGCTGGGTTCGCTGAGGACCCGAACTTCGTCCAGTACAGTATCTTGAACAGCTTGACCGGCGACCCAGATAATCCAAGCGAAAACGCTGGCGTACAATACGACCAGTATTCCGACATCTCCTGGTTCTACTCTCCAGACAAGAGCCCGAAAGATTCTGTCTGCGGGCCAATCACTGCACTCGAGCAATACGATGATAATCTGATTATCTTCCGTCGTGACGGTTCTTCCGTCTATGCCATCGGCTCGGAGTTCTCCGCTCCATCCCAGGCCGACACCTTTGCTTACAACATCGGCGTCGAGAGACAGGAAGACGTGTGCAATATGAACGGCAACCTCTACCTCTACAACAAGTCAGAAGGTTTCCGCCGTTTCTCTGGGGCTGAGGCGACCTTCCAGAGCGCGAAGATAGACAACGAACTAAGGAAGATTCCGGCAGACTCACCTCGCTTCATGATTGGCCACGCCAACAAGGTCAGGATGTATTGCGATTTGAAGGGCCGCGGTTATGCCGACCACGCATTCTTGTTTATGACAATCCTCGCGCAATCCTCTCCTTGGTATTGTGACGACAATGTCCCAGTATGTTGGGCTGTCGGCGACCAGACTTCGGACACCATCTATGCTATGCACGCGAACTATCCAGCAATCTACATTGTTGATAGCCCAGAGAAATACTCTGACTTCGATAGCTCGATTGATATGGAGTACCACACCCCATACAAAAGCCCAGGCAGTATGAACGGTTGGACTCTCCTCCGCCGCACCATTCTACGCATCGTTGCTTCGGGCACTAATGCTTGGTACATCGGCCTAGACTTCGACCACCGAGACAGGCCAGCAGTGTGGCGCAAGTACATCCAGTACCAGGAAGACGAAGACATCCCTGACACTGCGGTGTTCGACGCGAACGAACAAGTAGGGACGAAGGTAGTGAACCTGATGGTGAGGGCGAAAGTCCGGGACTACCAAGTTCGTATCAAAGTATCAACGTTTGATGACCCAGCAATGCTTATGTATATAAGCTCAGAGGTCGGTTCAGTGAGGGCGCTATGATTGATAGGTTTACTAGCGGCGCCCTCCGCCGCCGCCCCGACCAAACAGTATTCGGATTGAATCAATTAACGGCGGAAATCAAAGGCATCAAGTCTTCACTACGCATCGTATCTGAAGATGGTAGTGCTATAATCGTAATAGGTAACCAGCCCATGGACCCAGCCACTAAAAAACCTTATGGCTTTGGAGTGCGCCGATACCTAGTCAAAGGGGACACTTTAGTCCCAGATGGAGAACTACAATGGAATTAGAGCAAACACGAGATATTCTCCAACAGGCTATGGACCAGCAGTTGGAGAGCAACCAAAGGGCCGTGGACGCTAATCGTATTCTCGCTGACCAGAAAACTGCTTATGAAAATGAAGCTAGGGGGACTTATTATTCAGGTCTTCCAACCTGGCAGAGGGCACAGAACGCAGTAAACGCGGCACAATCTCTTACAGATGTAAATGACCAATACGCCCAGAACAGAGTAAAGATTTGGAACAGCGTCCAGAACGCGCTCGACCAGATTGCATCATACAATGAGGCTGCCGCAGAACTTGGCGGTGGCACTACTGGTATAACCGCTGGTCTAGTTGGAGGTGGGAATGTCGCCGGCGGCGCCCCATTCTTCTTAAACGGCAAGTATTATAGATATGTTAATGGCAGATTGCAGGAGGTCAAATGACAGACGAAACTGAAATACAAGAGACGATAACTCCTACGTCCTCTATGCCAAGCGGTAACACTCCGCAGGACATCGTTGACATCTATAACGTTCTCGCGCCGATGTCGACCGACTATGCCAATGCAAATATAGAGAGGGCTGGGCAGGCTCAATCGTCTTATGGCCCACTAGCCCAGGCTGCTATGGGTGACTCTCAGACTGCCGGTATCGGAAACTATACTTATAACCGCCTCGTCCGCCCGTCAGTTGACACGATGCGTGACCAACTTATTGTATCGGGCCTCAGCACCGCGCTAAATAAACAGATAAGCGACAGCCTAGATGCGGCTAAGAGGAATTACCAAAGAGCGGCACGCCGGAAGAGTCTTGGCGGTGGCGGCGATGACAAAGATAACAACAGCTCTGGCAAAAAGTGGGACGGCAAGTACGACGAAGAGGAAGAAAAAGAAGAGAAGAAGAAGGGTAGTGATTATAACCCAGACGATTACATAGAAGGAGATTATAACTTCTTTAACTATGGCAATGTCCCGGGGCAAACAGGTAAATATCCTCTTTCGGTAGATACTCCGAAAATCTCTACCAACTATTGGGTGTACACCAATAATATCAAAGATGCATTTGCTAAAGGTAAAGCTTGGGTCGATTACTTATATCAAATTGGTTATACAGGATAAAAAGACATGGCTACGGTAAAAACAAAATCACCATTAGATTCCCCTACTATAGACACGAACGTTGGGGAAGATGTAAAAAAACAGCGCGAGGCTCAGCGCGAGGGGAAGATAATTAACGACGCTCTCCACGATACGGGAAAGACGGTAGACCCGAAAACACAAGCGATTCCAGATAGGGCTGGCTTTGTTAATGCGACGGTAGACTGGCGAGATTATATGTCGAATTATCTTGCGAATAATACCGAAGATTTAATCAAGAACTATACCCCGAAATTCTCAATCAAAGATAATACTATAAAGATTAGCGGGACAAAAAACGCGCTTAATTCGGCAATAGCGAAAGACGCTAAGAAAGCGCTGTCCTCTGCGCTCACTGGGGTAGACCTAAGCACAGACGTAGCCAAAGATGTCGTGGACGAGCTTAACAAGTCTATAGACAGTAGCATGAGAAACTATATTGCTACTGAGGTGTATGGTTTCGAAGACCAAAATGATTACAATAACTACCTGCTCGCGATGCAGGAAGCCCAAAAAACAAACCCAACGAGTAGCACATACTTCTTTACCGCTAGAGATAAAAATGGAAAGCTAGTCAAAAAGACTTTTCAAGACTGGATGGATTATTGGCGTAATGAATATAGCACCGACGAGCGCGCCGACCTATTTGTAAAATCGGCGAATGCGAAATATGGGTACGACCGCATCCCGTATGTTTTGATGTCTGGTGGCGGGCTGAAGAGTAATGCCCGATATGGTTTTGATTTCGGAGAAAAATTAGGCCTAGGCATATACAACGTGGGGGCGCAACTTTCGAAGTTTCCACACGGCCTCGTGCAACAGGGGCAAACAAATCTTAGTGGGTTAAATAGGGTGGCCACCCTGCTGGGCGGGCTTGATTTGCCGGACGGGATAACGGCGCAAAGCCTTGTCATAAATGCTCCGCAGGTAAACAAGGAAACATTTGAGAAGATAAAGAAAAAATTGTCTGGTCCTGTCTCGTTTGATGGCCGTGGCCCAGTCAAACAAGGCGTCAACAATCTCAATGATAAGGAAAAGGCGGTATTGGCACTAGGCGTTAAGAATCTCCCAGTAAGCGGCGCCGCTCCAAATGAAGAGCAGCTGACTGCAATGCTCGCTGATGCCGACTACGAAACATACAAAGACCGCGCGAAAACAGCCAAAGAAGTCTCAGACCGTGAGGCGAAAATGTCCGGCGTGGAATCGCGTATCGCAAACAATATGGCCGTATACGGCGGGTCGACCAACTACTTCATAAGCAATATGGTTGGGGTGATGCTCCGCCAGGCCGAAGAAGCCTTTATCACATCTGCGCTCACTGGCGGGAAGATAAACCCGAATCAAATCGGGGAAAAGTTTGGCGACGCGCTCGCTGAGAATTTCGGAGTAAATGCCGCCGGGCAGTCTACAATTCTCGGAACTGCCGTCGGGAAAAGCATAGCGCAATTTATTGGTGGTATCCCGGAAGATATTATCCAAGATGTGTACGATGCTAGGTTGACAAATGACCCTACAATCAGCGAAGGGGTTCTTTCGTTAGAGAATGTGGGAACGAACTTAGTATATAGGTTAGCATTCAACGGCATAATTAAGGGTGGGAAGAACATCATAAAAAATGCTAGATTCCTTCACTCACTAGAGAAAGCCGCTCGAGATGCTGGGTACGACATGGACGCAGACGACCTAAAGAGAGGGATTTCAGAAGCTTATACAGCATTCCAAAACAACCGTCAGGTTGGCGTAGACGACCAAGGTAGAGTGATTTTCGAGGACGAGGAAGGCAATCTCAAGACTCTCGATAACGTGACCGTGTGGTCCGTCCAGCCGCTTACCGAGATTGATGTGCAAAATGTCCTAGACCAAAGAGTAAAAGACAATGTAGAGAGCATCACCGAGGAATGGAAAAAGAAGCAACAAATTAGCGTTGATGATATTTCTCCAATCAAAGAGTATGTTTTGAATGGCGATTATATTGTTGGGAACACAGGAAAAGACGTGGACATCAAGGTTCCAGAGCGTCTCAAAGTAACGATGATAGATACCTCGTTGTCTCCTGAGACCCAAAAGGGCGCCAGTCATGCCATTATAGATAGTCTCGCAAAGTGGGGTTTGGATGAAAAAACTATCGGGAGCGAAATCGGGACGACCGGCTTAGAAGTTGCGGCAAGGTCTGTGAATAATCTTTTCGGGGAGAAGTACGACGCGGGAGCACTGAAGGGTGGCGCGGCGTCAGAGACTATCGCGAAGGTGGTGGAGCTCTTAGACAGAAATGCCGATAACAAAATCCCAGATGAATCAAAGGCGAAGATAGCCGACGAGCTAAAAAACAAGATAGCGCAGCTCGTGGGCAAAGGCGTTGTAAAAAGTGACACAGATTTATCGGCAAAATATACGCGGATACGCGACGTGGTTTTTGGCTCTTATTCTTCTGACACCCCGGAACTAAGATATTGGCTCAATCGGATTGGTGAAAACCCGGAATTATTAGACCAACATAGCGCTACTACAATCGCCCTACTCACGTCCGACTACCCATCTTTAAGCGTAAGGAACTATATAGAGAGTGAAATTCTAGCCCCAGTGTTAGGCGAAATCGCACAGTCTTACGCTAAGGCGATTGATAATCTCTCGTATGATTCACTCGTGGAGTTCACCACGATGGGGATTGGCGCGATTCAAAAAGCTCTTGCTACTGCGAACGATGCCGACAAGGTAGCGTTCAAAGCAAATCTTGACGAAACCGTAAGAATCCTCAACGACCTTGAATATCAGAAAAACAATAATCAGCTCTTCACGCCATTGCCGGACCACGTCCTCGGCGATATACACTCTGCGAATGAGCTAGGCGTAGCTTTTAACAAACAAAAACTTGCCCTCATGGATGAGGCGTACAACACCACGGCAGCCGACTTCGTGTTTACCAGGCTGCAAAGTGACGACGCAGTTGCCCTTGGGTACCAAACGAAGGGGGATTTTGATAAATTATTTGACTCAATTATGTCTGGAGAAATCCCAGACGGACTTGACGCCGCAAGAGTTCAGCAGTTTTACAATGACGCTAGGGGACTTTACACACAGGTGCAAAACGCGAAAGCAGAAAGCGGAGTGCTCCTTAGCGGTGGTGTATCATTCGACCTCCCAAAGAATGGACAAGAGGCGGCGGAACTAATTGCACAGTTAAACAAACTAGAAGATGACTTCTTAAACGACACTGGGTTAAGGAGAACTGTTTCTAAGGAAGGGTTTACTCAAAATGAACTCTTAGAGATTTGGACAGAAGCACAGTACAGGCATATGACCCCGCAAGAAATGGTGAAGAACATGGAGGAGTTCGACTTTCTCGGCGAGGCATCTGGGAAGGACCTAAATAGTAAGGACCCGCTGGCTGTCGATAGAGCGGTTAAATATATCTATAGTCTCGACCAGCGCCCAGCTAAGTTTTGGTATGAGATTTCTAGCCAAAATAAACGAAGCGATATGGACGAGTGGTTGGTAGAGCTGCAAAAAAATAATAACCCAGCTATATACACATACGAAGATGGGACGACTAAGGTTTCTGGTCGTTCAATCCTAGAGCTCCACGTGCTAGAGGACAAAAAACTTTGGGCTGCGACCGCGGTTAAGTTAAAATCGGACATCGAGAATGAGGTGGATTACTCTGCTCTTGAAGTGGCAGGAAAAATAGAAACGGGCACAGGGGTTCTCGACGCGCACTGGAAGAGGGCCGTGATGGCCGCGTACGACACTTCGCTTACCCCCGAAGAAGCTTCTAACGAAATTTCTAAGGCATTGTCATTAGACTCTGGTATGCCGATTGAGTTAGTAGATTTATGGGAAGACTACTCTGGTAAATCTAAGAAGACCAATACGCCAGAAATAGACGGGGCATTCATCCAGTGGCTGGCTGAAAAATACTCAATGGGGAATGACCTGTATATATTCAAAGAAGGTATACGCGTGAGGGGGCAAACAATGGAAGAATTCTTAAGCACGCCTATAACGGTCAGCCGCGTAGAAAAAGTATGGGGGCCGGGGAGAACTGTATACGTGGGTGGGAGTTATCGTGCCCCATCTATGGATTTGTCGAAAGAAACGTGCCTAGGCTTCGGTAGGGGTCTTTCAGGCTCTGGCTATGGAAGCCATGACCCTGGGCATATCACTATGAAAGTCCGCCCTATAGATATGATTGGGGATGTAGGTTCGCCGTTCCTTTCTGGCGAGCGAGAAGTTCTAGTGAGGAAGAGCTTAGTCTACCCAGCCGGAAACAAGATGCACACTATCTTCGCTGACGGCGCGACCTCCACTTATGCGCGACAAGTGATTGGGGATAAAAACGCTAGGATGTTCCAGGTCGACGAATCGTTAGTTTTGAACGAGTATGACATAGAGAAAATAGGGAGAGTTCTCCACGCACTCGATGCGGCCAAACAGTGGAAATGGACAGACCCTGAGACGGGACAAGTGATTCTTGCTGACGACCTGAAGGGCACAGTTCTTGGGGACTATATTGATGACCCTGTCGCGGCTGCAGAAAAGTATTCGACAAAAAATAGCCCTATGAATGGGAGCGCGGCGGATGTGATAAAAGCACTCAATGATTCGGTGTATGGACCAGAACTAGCTAAGTTGCTCACCAGCAAAAACCCAATCGTGAAGAGCGCAATCAATAAGCTGATGGACGTATACCGCACCGCGTCTTTTGACTTTAAGCTATATGAACCAGAGAGCGCTCCGATTCTGGCTAAACTCTTGAGTAAACCATTCGTTATTATCTCTACCTCTGGGAAAAGTAATGTTATCCATGTAGAGGGGATTTCTCCGGATTTAGATGTAGAGTTCAGGACAAATGGCGGCACCCACTTGAACGACCCACAGGCGCGCCGGACCGCTGATGCCGAGCAAGTGCTGTCGGACTGGAAGGAAAAGATAAACAGTACCCCAATCGCAGAACAAAAGCTATTCTTTGACAATAACGCTGGGATTATGGTGGACGGGAACATGGTTTCGTTCGCTAGTTTGCTCGACACGGCGGAGGCTAATGCTAAACTACAGAATGCAAAAGCACGAGCCGAAGCGGAATCCACGAAGATTACGATGGAGAATCTCATGGAAGGTGGCCCAGAGAAGGCGCCATCGCCAGAAGCCTGGGGCACTCAAAAGACATACAAATTCAAATCGTATGCTGATGCGTTAGCAAATAGACCATCGTATAAGGACGCCAACAACGTGGACGCCTGGATGCCAGCAGCAGTCGAGGTTGGGATGAGAGAATTCACCGATTGGAGAGACAACTCATTCTTAAAGAACCACCCAGATATTGACACGGCGCAATTGGTAGAGACTTGGGATTTCATAAACTTCTTGGCGCACAAGCAAGAAGATTTTGAAGCGGTGAATCTTGACGAAATCCTAGGAAAAACCTTCATCGACTCTGGTGGACAAGAGGTAAAGGTAACCCAAGAAGCTATAGACGCTTATGCAGAGTTCGATACGTTTATCCGCCAGCAAGGCGCCCGCATCGCGGCCCTGAACGCTCGTGGCTTCGAGGACGACTATAACCAGTTAGGGTACCTCCCGCACACCGACTATAACCCAATGGAACAGTCTGCCGAAGAAATGATACAGGGCGCTCTTTGGAAAGAGAATAAACTCAAAAACTCTACCCTGGAAGACGGCACCTTCACCACCCAAAAGCTAGACAACAACTGGGAAAACCGCTACAGAACGTGGATTAGTAATATGTCCTACGACTCTCTTGGTGACACGGTGTTGTTCAGCGAAATGATGAAGGAACTTATCGCCGATGGAGCGCTAAAAACAGACGGCACCACGACTGACACCTTCACCGATAAAGACGGAAACAGTGTCAAGCCACAGGAAACCATCGCCAAGGCGATGTCTGGGGACAAAGAGCTTAATGCCAGGGCGGCGAAAGCGAAGTCGTCCAAAGACTTTATGGCGGCTAGTACCAACATAAACAACAAGACAGACTTTAAGGCGATAGAAGCTCAGACGGCCACAGACGCACAGAAGATGGGGTACTCAAAGGCTCTCCACGACAACTACGGAGATATGTACGGCAACGGCAGGGCTAAAGTAATTTCGCAAAAGAACGTAGCAGCGGCTAAAATCACTAGCCTATATGATTTTATGCGGAATACTGTCACCACCGACGGAAGCTTATTGAACCATGGTGGAGAAATGCTCATCAATCCAAACGGTATGGCGAAGAGAATTATCCGCGAGTACCGACAAACTGGGAATCTTAAGGAGATTGTGGTCGCTCTGCTCCAAGAGAAGAGTGGCCGCTCGGCAAGAGGTGCCGAATATATATTCAACAAGTGGTTGCCGGAAATCCAAAAACACGTATCTGAGGATGGGACAATTAACTCTGCTGAATTAGGAGCAGTCTTAACCAAGAAGCTCCGCGGGGAGGCGTGGTCGTCCATCAAGAAATGGTTAGCTCGTGCAGACTATGACCAGTTTAATGTCGCCACAAAGAAGACCTTAGATAATTTGTTATACCGCCACAATATGATTGCACAAGTTTCCAACAACCCTGGCGTCATGAAGACAATCAACAAAGCAATGAACGCAATCACTGGGGTCAGGCATCGCGCTTTGTTCTACCTTAACCCAAAGAACGCCCTGTTGCAGCTAAGTGAGTGTATTAGGCTGTTCACTGAGTTCAAGATGGGAGACTCCAAAAAGACTCTCAAGAGACTGGTTACAGACGCAGACTTCAGGAATACCGTGGCTGAGTGGAAAGATATAGTCTTCCCTAACAGGGAGCCGCTAGAGAATGTCGAGCCTATGGCGGACGCTTGGCACAAGACCGCAAGCGGGGCCGTGCTTAGAGAAGATGGAACGCTTGATATAAAAAATACTATTAAGGGCGGTATCCAGGAAGCCGATGCGGTCGCTATGGCGCCTATCAACGCGGCGGAGGATATGAAGAACACCGTCCTTATTGCAGGGATTGTTCAAGAACTTGAGACGAAAAAGGCTAATGGCACTCTAAAAGAGACAGATTATGATTTCGTGATGAGAAGGTTCCAGAGGATTGGCCTGGCTAACGACGAATTCGGTCGATTGGGGTACTCGGATAACCCATTCGCTCGTGCGACTCTGTACCTACAGAACTTCTCGATTCGTCAATTAAAGATGTTTGGCGATAACGTCGTTGACTCGTGGGGAGCTGGCGGGCTAGGAAAAGCCACGGGCTACATCATGAAGACATTTGGGTGGAGGATGGGCCTATTCCTTATCATGGCAAAGCTCGGGTATTCTGCAGGGCAGGTTCTTGGCTATGACCCATTCGATTTAATCGGCGAAGACTATACTGGCCTCGATGAAGAGGATGAGACGGAGCTCGATAAACAAATAAGCTCTGGTGCCCTCTCCCCGTTATTCGCCGGTGGGCTCACGTCGCTTATCGCCAGCTATTATTTCGCTGGCAGACAAGCATATGAAAGAACGAATGAGGCTACCCCAGAAGACGTAGCAGCTTCCCAGGTGAATGGAGAAGAAGATTGGGGGTGGAAGCTTCCAGAAACGAACTGGGGTGAGCTCCTATACCAGTGGATACCAGGCGGCGGCGCAGCCCGTAGAGTAATTCAGATGACGGACCTGATGGATACAGGCACAGCGATTTCATCCAAGGGTACGAAGATGTATGAAGCCCCGAGTGACTTAGGAAACGTAGTAGCCGGTTACCTATTCGGTAGAAATAACACCGCCAACGCGAGAGCGTACTATCAAACTCCAGACCCACTACAAGGGTTTATAGACAATGGTCCGGCTGGTTTTGCCCAGCAAATGGGTAGGGCCTTCTCGACCGACTTCCGACAGTTCGACCCAATAGATAAACAGAACTTTAGCGACTGGTTTGACGGGTCCGAGGCAGACGAGCAGCAGTGGCTATCGGGATACTACTATTACCGCAACCGTGCTAAAGAGATTTACGACAAGTACAACGGGCAATATAGTGGGTTCAATACCAGCGGAGACAATAACGCGTTGAAGTCGAGCTACAGAGAAGAGATGGAAGAGCTAGGGGAAGAGCTGAATAGGTTCTCGAGAGCTTACGTCAACAAACATGGGGCGCTTGGTGGCACGAAGATGCAGCAACTCCTCAATATCCTTAACGACGCTCAGACGAATATGCTCATGGATGAGGCTGAGGCTTCTCAGGCCAGCTTAGAGGGGCTGAATCGAGCGCAAGAACGATACGCCCAGGCGGGCTTGCCAGTCCAGACAAGGCAAACTGGCCCATCTACGGGAAGCCCAGACACCAGGTATCAAACTAAGTTCTCTCCGCAGTACTATGCCGCGGTCCAAGGTGTGTATGGTGGGTCGGCCGAAGCGGCTAAAATACTCGATAATCTGTATCAAACGAAATGGAAAGACCTCCGCAAGAAATATTCCAACAGAGCGTACGCTGATAACCTGTCGTTTGACCAGCGCAAGAAGATTCAAAATGAATATATCAATAAGGTGCGCCAAGACCTTGATGGGGTTATCGCCGCATACGGCACCAGCATCTTATCGAATGATGCGGTCGACGATGTCCTTACTGACGTGTTCGCGGGGATGGTTCCATATAGCGATTACAACGTGAACAAATATGGAAGATATGTCTCCTTACCGAAGAACGTAGAAGTCGATGTCAGCGACTGGTTGCTTAAGAAGTATTCTGGCTACAACTCCAATGGCTCGGTCAGCTATAACGCCGAGACGACAGCTCTTATAAACAGAATTAAGAGTCTACAAAATCAAGGTAAGACTGGAGAAGCGAAGGGGGTGGCAAGATTGTTATTGCAGAGAGTGCAGGACCAAAGAGCCTCACTCACGAGAAGCGAATTAGAATGGTTACAAGGAGTTCTAAAATGAACAAAGACCTACTAGCGCTAGTGGCGGTGGATATACAGGAGGAGCGCCGCCGCCGCAACAATCAACTCCTCCAAGCGGTTAAGGGCGAGATAGAGATTTATAATCTCGAAGACCTCATGAGGTTGGTGGGCAACCTCGAGGCCGCCTATAACCACTGCGTCGCCTCTATTGCAGGAGACGGCGACATCTATTGCCTACTAAAACATATAGCTTACGCTATAATATTAGCAGGGGAGGTGGACGGAGACGCCACCAACTTATATCAAATAATGGCTGCCATCACGGGAGACAAAATCCAACCGTGTGCAGCTTGCAAACAGGAGGAAAGCAATGAGCCTGAAAGGGAAATTAGCAATCATCTGGATGCGTAAGAAAGACCGCATCGCTTTTAATGATGAGCTCGAAGCTATGGGTCCGGGCATCGCCCCAGAGGAGCTTAAGAAATGAGCGAGAGCAGTCTAGTTACAAAGAAATGGTGGGCCAACGGCAATAACTACGAGGTCGGTCGTGCGGGCTATAAGATTAAAGGTATCGTTATCCACCATGCAGCTTCGACTTCATTAAGTTCGATTGGCACTGTCTTCTCTGACCCAAAGCGTCGTGCCTCTGCACAATACGGGGTAGACGGGAAGAATATTCACCAGTATGTTTCGGAGGCAAATACCGCCTGGCACTGTGGCAACTGGTACGGCAATCACGCTACGGTTGGCATTGAGACTACGAACTCAACTGGAAGCCCAAACTGGAAGGTTGCAGACAAGACACTTGACACACTCATTAAGCTAGTCGCTGATATTGCGAAGAGAAATAATCTTGGCAAACTCTGGATTGACCCGAAGGCGGACTATCCAACTCTATCTGGACATAAGGACTGGTATGGCGCAGCAACGGCGTGTCCTGGCCCATATCTCTACCCGAAACTCCAATATATTGCGGATAAAGCTAACGCTATTAACTACCCGCCAAAGCCAACTAAGCCGACATTGACGTGGACTAAGTTAGAACCAGCGCAATATTACGCCACAAAGCAGCCAACCAACCTATGGGACTTCAACCATACTAAGTTCGCAGATTGTAAGAGCGTGAAGACCTTTAATAAGGGTGACACTGTGACAATTTATGGTAAGGTATTTAATAAGGAGCTCAACGCCACCTACCTGCTAACCGAGTATTCATTCACCAAGAAGATTACGAACGGTTTCAATGAGGTAGATATGAAAAAGAAGGAGACTCCTAAACCAGAACCTAAACCAGAACCTAAACCAGAACCTAAACCAGAACCTAAACCGGAGCCTACCCCTGAGCCGACACCAGAACCAGAAGACCCAACGGTAGGTATCCTAGAAAAGATTGTTGAGTTTATTAAGCATATAATTAAACTAATCACGGAGAAAAAATAAATGGAAATTTTAGGATTATCAGCATTAGCAACAGTAGTTCTTACTGGCCTCGTAGCTGGCGGAACTGAGTTAGTTAAGCGCTTGTTCGACGCTGACTGGCGCACGGTTGTGACCATCATCGTTGCCGCCCTTATCGGTGGCTTTGGCGGCCTAGTATTCGAGGCACCATTCCTCGTCGGTATGGTCTTCGGACTTGCCGCTTCAGGTTACATCACCATCGCACAAAACGTTGCTAAAAAATAAAGATAGACCCTTCGGGGTCTATTCTTAATTGCAGCGCAGGACGAGACAATCGCTCATATTAAAAGAAACAATAGTTTCTGAATCAGTCAATTTGTGTTTTCTTCCCTGCGCTGCAACTAGGGATAGTACCCTAGTACCTTAGAGTTGCTCGGATAAGGGGGTGTTACCATGAGCAAGAAGAAGAGAAGGAGATGCAGAAGAACTCCACCTTTGACTGCAAAGGACCGTCATCATATCTGCTATCAAGGCAGGTACTGGGGGAGCGGTTATGCCAAGGCTATCCGTAATGCTTTCGTGCGTCCTGTGCCGGTCGTATGGCATCGTGAGCTTCATTCTAGGCTCAGTACCGTGCCCGTGCCCGATGGCGCTCTACTGAAGAAAGCCTGGATTGAATACCAGAAGGAAGCCGACATCATTGACTCTATGGGAGTGTGTCAGGCTATCGCTTGGCTGTATGTTCATATCCCTGACGTCGAGTTTAGGCGCGCAATGCAGTTCCAGTTGGACTTTTTCGCATCGAAATTCGAAGAGACCGTCTGTTAAGGCGGTCTTTTTCCATGCAAAAAGAAGGAGACCGCGAGGGTCTCCTTACGAAAGTGAAGAATTAAACCTTTAGAAGAGGTCACTTACATTTTAACATAGTCCCAATTTTTCGGGAATAGCTTTAGCCCAGATTTCTGTTCTAAACTCCTGCCTTTCTGGAGCCACGAGTTGTACAATGCTCTCTTCTCTGTCGCTGATAGCTTAATTGGGTTGCCGCGCTTATGGTTCTCATACGAATTCATCAGCCCTTCATAAGCATCATGATGATGCTTAATCATCCATGCCGAGTACTCGATGTATGCCCCGTTGAGAAACCTATTACAGCGTGTGCATTGCGGCCACACATTGTCCTGCTCCCAGCGAGTAGTCCTACAACCTCGAGGGATGAAGTGCCCGCCGTCGAGAGAGTCCTTGCCAAAACATGGGCAGACCTTGCCGCAAGTAATGCACTTATTAACAAGAGTCCCATGGGAGAACCAGCACCCCTTACACCTAGAGCAGGTCTGGCATAAAGTATCCATGCGTTTTTCGAGTTCTTTAATCGACGGATTTGATGAAGTTGCCATCGTGAGTAACCCCCTTTCTAGTTCTAATAGTATCGTACGCTTCTTGTAGACAGAATAGTGGGTCGAAGTTTAGGATGTCGGCGAGGATGATGATGGTGACAAGAGTGTCACCAAGAGCATCTTGCATTTCCTCGGAGTTAAGGTTGTCTCGAGTCATCTCGTGGGCAATTTCCCCCACCTCTTCGATTACTTTGTTGAGTTGTCGATGCGGGTTGTCGATGTGGTGCTCGCGCCCCCAATCAATCACCTGTTCAACCAGGACATCAGAGATAGTTATCTTATCCAGCTTACGCATCACCTCGTTGGCAGTAGTGATACTCTTTGTCCTTTTCCATTCTTCAACTAATCTAAGTAGGTCGTTCATTTTTTCTCCAGTTTCTTTTTGAATTCCTCCATAAATAATTTCATCTCTTCCGCGTTTTGTAAATTCGCTTTCATTATGTCTCCTATAAAATAGTCTCCCGAGCAAACCTGAGAACAGGATGGGAGACTATTTACTTTATTTTATCTTATAGCGCTTGAAGTAATCAAGCCATTCCACCCAGTTTTTGAATTGATGCTTCACCGGCGAGGTCATCAGGCAGCCCGGCTCCATGATTATGGAGTAACGCTTGCCTTTCTTGAACACAGAGAACGATTGTAAACATAACACACTCATCTGTGTAGACTTCTTGATGTTGCTCAATCCCATAGCCGTGGTGTTTTTCTTCGCTTGATAGGGGGAGAGACGGCTGACACTCCCACCTATCGCCCCAGCCTTCGACTTGTCCAGAAGATAAGCCTCTTTCCCCTTTCTAAGTTTCAGGTACTGGTCAAAATGTTCGGTACCTACCCGCATTAAAACGGCACAACCGACTCTTCGGTTGGTTCACCTTCGAGGTCTTCTAGCAAGTCCTCGAGGTCGGCTTCGTTATCTGCGGTAGAGGCCCCGCCCGTAACGACTACGGCACTGGCGTTGACAGCGGTACCGCCGCCGAACTTAGTGTACTCGTAAGCCTTAAGAGTAACATTGATTTTCGCACCATAACCAAGGTCATCTTGTCCGAGACCGTTCACGCCAGCGAACTGGGTGTAGTCGTTGAACTTGATGTTGAACTGTTGAGTAGTCTCGCCAGTCTTTTCGTTGGTATATGGCTTGATGTTGGCGATGCCACGCTTCGGGTCGCCGTTCTTACCGATGTTGTTCGTCTTTGCAAACTCTTCAATCTGCTTGCGAACATTTTCGTCGGTCACATCTACGGTGATAGAGGTGCCGAACTCTTTTGCCTTCGGGTCTTCTGGTCCTGTGTAGAACACAACCTTAAGGTCTTTAAGTTTTAGTTTTTTTGGGTCTTGCAATTCTGGTTTCATTGCTTTTCCTTTCTTATATTTTATTCTTCTAACCCCCCAGCCAGCCCACCGTAATGGGCTGAAGCGAGGTTAGAACTCCATCTTTCCATTATATGATTCCTGCTGTGAGTTGCGGAGGAATGTCTGCGCGAGCATCACTCTTTGCTTGCACAGCTCGAGCATACGGTTGCAGAGTTCTGAATAGGCGTACACCTCTGATAATTCCGCTTTGAGATAGGCCTTGAGGTGGTCTTCCTTCGGCGTCATCAAGTCTTTAGCCTTGATATGCTCAAGCGTAATGGCCGCCTCTTTCTGTTTAATGTACTGCGAGAGGGCTCGAGCGTTGAGGGCGAGAGCCATGCTGTTGCTGGATGCGACCGCCGCCATCTTCTTGACTTTGTCAATAGAATCTGGCGTGCTATCTACTGGCATCTCCGCGCTCATATCTGGATAGATTTTTTCGAGGTCCTTCTTGAGCCTGTCGATAATCTTAGTTACTTGGTCGGCTTCCATACTTCCTCCAGGTACGGGCGGATGTCGATAATATCCACCTTAACTTTTTCCCAATGCTCACCATTCAGCCACCAAACAAAGAGCGCTTTTATCTTGCTCCCGTTCTGCTCCATGATGTAGCGATAGAAGTTTAACTGCAGCGTGTAGAGACTAAGCCTGTCATTCGGGAAAGCGCTTCCAAGATTGTGGCTAATTTTTTGGTGAATATCGCCAGTCTTGAAGTCGAGGATGGTGGCGCCCTGAATCAAGTCGATAACTCCACACAATTGGTGAGCGTCGTCTTGCACGAATACTTCTGACTGAAACGTCTCGTGGTCGTTCTGCTCCGCCCAATCCTCAACGATTGCTTTCAAGTACTCATTGTTAGGTAGCTCATCATATTTAATAAACGTCTCCATGCATTTATGGATAAGGGTGCCATACTGTAGGCTAATCTCTCCCCTAGAATCCCAGCTCGCAAGTACTTGTTCGACTGGAACTTCATCTCGAGCGGAGACTTTCTGCGCTATCGCATCACGCGGGAACTCTTTCTCGAACATATGGGCGAAGGTCGAGCCAGACAAGTACGGCTTGCCATTCTTACTGTACGTGTGGCCTTCTTTGTTGAATAGAACCCCGTCTCCTAATACCTCGCCTGAGCTCACAGGAGCTCCTGTGAGGGCTGTTTGCCCACCAGACAGCCTCTCATATAGCTTCTCATTTCCAACGGCCTTAGAGACGCTCCTAGCGCCTTCTAGGATGTCCTCCAGGGTATCACCAGCAATCACTGGGCGGACGTCGGTGTACTGTAAACCAGTCACTGGGATGGTCCATTGGGCTGATTCGATTTTGTACGCCATTATTTATCTCCATCGGTAGTTACAAAGGCGCTAACAATATCACCGATAATATCACTGACACTCGTATCAGATAGCTTCGCTAGACGTACGATGCCGGTGCATATGAGGGCCTCAATGTCTACACGTGTGCCATTGAAAGCTAGTTGTACGAGAGGCTTTTCCTTGTCGTCTCTCGCCGCTAGATACGTACATACAATCCCAGCTTTCTTGCTCTCTTCCATTAGTTCACTGACGCGCTGGTTGATTTCATCGTCGGTTAATATAGTTTTCTTCTTCATCTTTACTTTCTCCAAATCAAATAATGTTAATTGTTTCACAGCATTAAATCTTTTGCGCCGTTGAGGGCAGAGATTATGAATGCTATAAACCCTACGCCCAACCCTATTGTTATTAAAGTTAATAGTGCGAGTTCGATTATTTCAAATCTACTCATTCCTAAATCCTTCCCGTAATGGGGAGGTAACTTCTTTTGTTTCATTCCTATGTAAGACAATTATTTGCTCCTTTCTGTCTTCCTTTATGCCCTTATATTAACAAATGATTACCCATTTGTCAATAATATTTTTACCGTGTTTTATATTTACAGTAGCGTTAACCCCCACACACGGGTGGGCTTAGTGTGGGGCGCCTCGGACGGCCTGTCCGATACTTCTATTTTAGCATATCCAATTCGTGCTGCAACATTTTCTGCTCATGACTTATTATCATTTAATGCCCTCATATATTTTTCTCTAAGTATAACCTTTTCTTCTTCCGTAGAGAAAACCGCTTGAGCTTCTAGCTCTTCCAGTATTGGAAGGGGCTCGGCGTCCTCGAGTGGGTCTGGTTCAATCAAGTCCTCGAGGTCTCGTTTGTTCTCTCTCTCGATAAGCACCTGGTAGCTATCACCAGAACCTTCCCAGTTAATCATGTCCCGGATTTCTCGTTGGGTTATTTGGCGAGTGCCAGGGGATTGCTCTATCACCTGCGTGACGTATTGCTCGACGAGGTCTGGTGGGCACCCGTCATCCTGGAGTCTCTTAATATCCCGAAGGATACTGTCGTGACGTTGAGACTCTGGGTACGCTGGTATCTCTGGTAGCTCGTAGTCTGGGTTGATTGGGCGGCGGACTTTCGGCCCAGAGTATTGTTTCTTGTATGATGCGAAGTCGCCGAACTTAGTTCCTGCAATCACGTGCAGTGGGGCGATAGGGAGGTCGCGGATTATCTTACGGTCTCTTCCGTTCGGCGCCACCCAGCCAGTGTGAACTTTAATCTCGATAGGAAGCCCATGGTCTCGGCGGTCATTCCTCACCTTAGGTAGGGCATCGGCGAACGTCCAGTAGTATAAGTGAAGTCCACCACTAGCAGTTTGCACAGCGAGGGTTGGCGGGAGATTCCAGGTCTTTAATTCTTCGATTGCCTCTTTGTATTTATCCCCCTCGTGGTTGTCGACATCAATCACGAAGAACCCTATTTCCATCCCATCCTTCGAATACTTGGCATAGTTCGGCGGGATTACGTACCAGTCGTCACAGTTCGGATAGAAATCGTTCCGCTCCTGCCAGCTCACCCAGTTAGATTGCTTACTCCATTGGATAGTATGCCCATCATAGTTCGGTATCTTGTTGAACTTCACCATATCTTGAACGGGCACCACCATAAAATCTTCACGTTCGAAGTTATTCATCAAGCAAATCCTCCAGGTCACTAGCGTTGCTGTCTATCTGCCCACGCCACACGCTGCGCCCACCTTCTACTTTTCCTTTAGGCCCGAAGGCTTCCTCTGCCGATGACTCTGTGAACATCGGAACAAATAACTGTAATCCCTTCCCATCACTACGTTGGTAGACGTCTATCAATAGTGGCTGGCGAGTGTGGTCGAAGGTGTGACGGGAGAAGTACATCTCGAGCGCAATCCTTCTATACTCCTCTCCTGTGCCAGTGACGTCGTCCTTTTCCCTACGGATTTCAATTGCTTTCGTAGCGGTCTTCGTGAGGGTAGCGGAACCGCCGACAGCCGCCGCACGGTATGACGCGTTCGGACCAGAGCTATCCTTAGTATTGTGCTGGACAAGGACGATGGTTGAGTTCGTGTCTTCGCCGAACGCCGCCAGTTCCTGCATAAACCGAGCCTGTCTACTCCACTCGTTCTCGTATGGGTCACGAGTAGAGAAGTCGAACGCGTAGCCGAGCGGGTCGATGAAGAATAGGTTCACGCCTTTAGTCGAGTGGAGGTACTTCATCCACTTGAGAATGTCTCCGAGCGAATAGTTCGAGCGGCGCATCTGTTTGCTCATTGCGAACACACACTTCTCCATTTGGGGGATGCATTTATCGAAGTCTTCGTACGGGTAAAAGCATTTCCGCATACGGTTAAGCGCTTCAGCTAATGACCCCTCGAGTATCACCCATCCCTGCGCCACTCCTTTTCTCACGGCATCCATCATAAACATCAATGCGAGTGTAGACTTGTAGGTCTTTGGTTGCGAGTGGATAAGGACAATCTCGAAGTCACCTATCTTCCCGAACCCACCACCTAAATACTTATCGAGTAGGGGGATACTGGTCGAGTAGAGGTTGGTGACGCCAGTGGTATCCCAGGTTTCGAGGTTATGCTTTTGTGCTTCCGCTATAGAATCATAGGTGTCGAATCCAGCGGGGAGTTGACGTTCCTTACTTGGCATACACGAAGCCTCCACCCTCTTTATACTTCGGCTCTCTCTGCGGTCTCACATTAAATTTCTTGATACGCTTGAAGGTCATTCTCTCTGTGGCTCCCGTGTCTTTTAGTGTCACGAGTATGCTTGCGCTCTCATCTTCTCTCCATTTACGAACCGCTTTATTCCAATCCCTACGATGGATAGTATGTTCTACAGCGATAGTCTTTCCGTTTTCATCCGTGTCATAAAGCCACGCTTGAACATCTCCTTGCGCGAGTGGAATGGTGTCCTCTGACCCTTCCTCCCCCAATAAGTCTGTTTCTTTAGTATCATTTAATATAGGAAGTACCAAATCGGACTTCCTAGGAAGTGTCAAATCGGACTTCCTGGAAGTGTCACTATTGACATTTTCAAAAATTGTTATCCAAGTAGTAGATATAGTAGTACCAGGGCGATAACCCTTTCGTTTTGTTATTCTTTCGGCATTAACCAACTTATCTACCGCCCTCTTCAGTGATGTCTCGGACATTCCCAAACGGTTGGCCGCTTCTTTCTGGTCGTACCACATCGGGTTAGCATCAAAATGTTCTGCCCTGTCGAGCATATCGTTCCACACGACAGCTGCCGCTAATCCTAACTGTCGTGCATCTTCGCGGTTGTAACACCCGCAACTGCCTTTGAATCTTGGCATAAGAGAAAGCCTCCTTGACGGAGGCTTCTGCGAATCCACATTACTGTTTTAATTGTAGCACTCTCCTATGAATAATGCAACAAAAATAATGTGGACGAGACCTCCGCTCGTTTATTTGTTAATGTTGCGTGACGTAATGGGGATTCACGCTTATCCCTATTATAACACACGTAATCGAAAAAAGAAGGGCACGCTAACCCTTCTTCTTTCATGTTTTTATTTTTTCCCATGCGGATTGGGAGGTAAAATACAAAATGGATATAACTTTTTGTCCCCGCATGGGCGTACATTTCACTGATGTAGAGGTTCTTAGGGCGGGATTTCTATCTGGGATAGCCCCTTCCTTACTCCTCCAGTATATCATAAGCATTTCCTTTCTGCAGGTTGCAAGCCTTGTGGGCGAGCTGGCAGTTATTTAACGTCGTCATCCCGCCCTTACTTCTCGGCTTGATGTGGTCTATCGTGCAGTCTTTCATGTCCAGTATTGGCCGCCCGCATATCCCACAAATCGCCCCACCACTATTTATCAATTGTCTCTTAATGAATTGGAGCTTTTTAGTATCTCGAATATCATACTCCTTAAGTATGTCATCAACAGTCTTTTTGTTTTTTGTACTTGCGCTTGAAGCGACGGTCACGCTTCTTCTTGCGTTTTAGATGCTGGACGTAATCGTTTGTCTTTTGAATCTCCATCGCCTCGGTGTAGGTCCTAGAGCTCATCGCGACTACTAAACTCCCAGTTCCATTTCTCTGATTGCCCAGTCACCTTCCCATTGCAAGTACAAAAAAGTACGCAGCCAAGCCCGTACTTATTATCGTCGAATACTAAAAACTCTCCTTTGTATTTCTTTCCGTTTTCGAGCACACCCCACTCAAACATTGTGCCCTCTCCTACAAACTTCCCCCTACTGTATCGCTTAAATAACATCTATTTACCTCCGATTAGTTTAGCGATTAACTTCATTTGCATCAGTGCTGGGTCGTCCGCATCGACAACTTTGTTCCAATACAAGCAGGTCTTGCTCGTAATGTCGTGCGTACAGCATCCCAGAATACATTCAAGGGTCTTCTTATCTTTAGCTGTAAGCCCCTTCTTTTGCGCTCTGACGCGTTTTTTAGTTGAAGATGGGTTCTTTACCATCCCGCTCTCCTTTCTTTAATGTCGCACAATATGGGGACCCACCCACCCCATACTGTTATCGTACCATTTATTTCTTAGCTTGAGCTTGTTTCTTTTTGAGCCAGCGGCGGGTATACTCTGCCTGTTTCAAGCGTTTGTATTCCTTATACTGGGTAGCATTGAGCTTCTTGCCGCACTGGTCGAGCTCTTTCTGAAGGCGTTCGTTCTCAATCTTTAATTGTTCGTTTTGAACTTGTAGGTTTTCCTTCTCAATCTCAAGCTGTTTGATTGTTTCGTTGGTCAAGTCTTCGACAGTGGTGTTGCTTGCGGCTTCCAACTCTCTCTCCAGCCTACATACCTTTTCGTGTAGGGCCTTGATTGTTCTCTCGTAGCAGTAGCGTTCGATTTTGAATGCGTCTTCTACATATTTTAGTTCTTTGTTCTTAAACATATTTGCTCCTTTTGTTAGTTTATTTAGGTGCTCCCCCCGTATTAGTGGAGGTAATACATGATAAGGTAGGGGGAGCTGATTTTATTTGCCAAGCTTAAAATGACGAAAACGCTTGGCCAGTAGCCTATAAAAGAATTGCAAGCCGGCTACCGTGCTATGGCTGCGTCAATTGACATTTAACTCTCTCACCTTAGTAGTTGGGGAGCAGCACCATCCTACATTACTTCGATACTTGAAGGAAGATGTAGGCGCTTAATTTTATTAAATCCTCTTTAGTAGTAGTAACTCCTGGGTCCTTTAATTCTTCCCAATTAACTGTCGCCGCCGCCAACGCACTCATCAGTACGCTCATCTGCTTGTCGGTTAGTGTTAGTTTGGTCTTACCTTTTCTTGTTACTACTATCATTTCTTCCCCTTCGGCGCATCCACCTTCGCTAAGATTAAAAACTCTGCTCCGATGGCAATGTCAATTAACCCATGGGTAGAGTCGCCACCTATTTGTTGGACTAACCCTATAAGCATCCATGAAATCCCGAGTAGCCACCATACTAAATCAGTTTTCATTTCCCCTCCTCTACTATCTCTGCTTCTTCTACTTTCTTGCCGTCAATCCAAAGCAAATCCGATGTTGTGTTGTTGATTAAATCCTCGTATGTTCGTCCTGCGCCTCTCTCGACTTTCATTCTTTCTCCTCCTCTACGAGTTTGAACTCGCCATTTTTGCGGTTTATCACGAACAGTTTGTCTTCGTCATCGAAGTAAACATATTCTTCCTCGCGATAAGGGTTTTCTTGTACGCCTTCGCCTTCCAAAATACGCAGATAAATTGCGTTCACTCTTTTGATTTCTCGTATGTTTCTCATTCTTCCTCCTCTGACTCGGTCGTATAATCCATACTTTTAGTCACGAGGTCTATACCGAAGTAGGTCCCGATTGAGCTTTTGCATTCATTGCCTCGGTAGAAGGACAGTACGTAATACGCTCGGTATGGTTCCCCGTCAAACCCCTCCATAAAAGTTGCGCGCATCTCTGCCTTAATTCCTAACTCGCTACATACTTTCTCTACTTCGTGCTTATTTAATAGTGCGAAAATTTCGTGTTTGGTAAACTCGAGGCCGTGTCCTATAGCGAACTTCAACTCTCTGATAGTGCTCTCTGTTGTCATTTCATTATTGTTCATCTTCTTCTCCGGCGTTGAGCATTACATCCAGCATTTTTATGAGGATAGAGTGAGGCATTTCTCCTGTTTTATTGGCGACTCCATCTACGCCACAACATAATAGTGCAACTATATCTTCTGCTGTACCGTACATTGCTTGCGAAAGATACTTACCTTTGCCGATTGATATGATACATATTCCCCCCTCATCCTCTACGGCTTTTTTTAGTTTCGACATTAACTCAGCGGTTTCTTTTGAAAGTTTCTTCATCTAATTAAATCTCCTTGCCATCTCTGACACATTAACTCTGTTTAATATTTTGTTTGATATGGTTCCGTGTGTGCCTCTGACTTCTCCTTTCTTCACTTTAACGTCTTCAATTCTTCCATATAACTTAATCATTCCCCCCATGTCAATGCACTTACAGATTTTGCTATCATCTTCTGGGTCTTTGCGAATGCCACGAGCTACGAACTGACACCAGATACGAAGTGATAGTGACGGGCGGGCAAATATTACACAATCAAGTGCGGGTAAATCAAACCCAACGTTCAAGATTAACACTTGAACTACAACCTGTATCTCCCCGTCCTTAAACGCATCGACAATTTTTGTGCGCTCTTTCTTATTCATTTGGCTATGCAAGTACGCCGCCTTAACACCGTGCTCTTGGAGCAGGTGACTGATAGCTTCGGCTTCTTCAATGTTCGGAACTGCCACCAATACTCTTTTGCACTTCCAAATATTGACGGCACCCATACACACCTGCGCCACCCGCATCCTGTTCGCATCGCCATACTTAGCTAGCGAGTCTTCCGTGTAATCTAACCCCGTGCTGTTCACTCGGAGCATAGACATATTACTGTCCTCCACGTAGTAATGGATAGGGCTCACGTGTTTGCCTTCCAGTAGTTCTTGGTAATCAATCCCGCTGATAACCTTACCCCAGAAGTTAAACTTGTCTAATGGTTTAATCACTGTGGTCTGCACAACGTCGCCATTCTTCTGGTGAGAGTAATTGTACGCCGTGCGGAATGCTGTCCCCGTCCACCCAATCACTGGCTTTCTAATCTTATTGAACAGTTTCATATACATACTGTCTCGCTTATCGACAGGGACGGCGTCGCACTCGTCCACAATCACAAGGTCGAACCCCGTGCAATATTCTGGATGTTTGTAGATTGAACCAATAGTAGCGACAGTAATATCAGAGATAATCTTCTCGCCTACGCTTGCGCTGTATACGCTCACGTCCGCTCCCACCGCCTTAATCTTGTCTCTATCCTGCTCCACAAGCTCCTTACTCATGCAGAGAATAAGACATTTCCCTACTCGCTTTGCGATGTCGGCAATCATCCAGCTCTTACCACTGGATTGGAAACAATCCACCACAAACGGTTTTGTGTAATGGTTGTACTCTTCAATCACCGCATCGCAAATCCTTTGTTGATATGGTCTAAGCATTCTTCTCTTCCAATTCTTTTAGCTTTTGCATTTTCTTTTTCGCACGGTAATGGCGTTGCCATACACGTTGCTTGTCGGCTAGGGTTTCGAGGTTCTTCTCGTCGTCCACGCCCATCACCTTGCCTGTGCGTTCGTAGTACGCATCTCTACGTCCTTGGCTAATCGCCTCGCCCACTGCGAACTCGTGGTACTCTTCCTCTTTCTCAATCTGATTAACCAGATTAACCCAGAGTTCAAGCTCCTCGCCATCAAGCTCGGCGGCGACACGCTTTGCTTCCGCCATAATCAACCTGCGGACAATCTCACTACGGTTCTCGCCCAGAATATCAACCATGATGCCCATCATCATGCGTTGTTTCTCTGTAATCTTAACCATTAAAAACTTGTCGTAATAAGTATCTTCATATTTAGCCATGTAACATCTCCGTCAAAAACTTCATTACATCTGCCTGTTTCTTAATCGCTGTTTCGAGCTCGTGCTTTTTTAAATTCGCCACACACTCGTCTGCCTCTTTGGTGAACTGATTGAAGTCTTTCCCAATCTGTTCCATCTCTGGCATCACGTGGACAGTCTCCCCGTCCTTAACGATTTTCATTTTCTTTTCTGATTGCATATAATTTTCCTCCTTTATTTTGTAATTCAATTTCACTGCCACTCGCTTTCCACTCATTGTAAAAAGCGTGTAGCACTCGTAGAGTATCGGTCGGTTTAAACTCGTACTCCCAAATCTGTGTTATTGGTACTTGCATAATTCTTCCTCCATTTGTTTTGTTAGTGGGCAAGCTACCGCTTGTATCCCGTGTCCGCTGAACTGGGCTAGCTTCCCGCCCCCATCGCTTCCCTTTGTCAATCGAATAACCATGTTCCCGAACGGAGCTAGCTTCTTAAACACCTCTGGGTCGATTGCTAAGAGGTCTGTGTCCTCACGGTTCTTATTCCACTGTTCCCAGAAGTTCTCTAACTCCACGTGCGTAACGCTGTCGTAATGATAATCAAGATAGACGTCCTTCGCTTTCATGTTCTTGTACGCGTTTTGTAATTGCTCCCCGCCAATCCACATATCATTTTCAATTGGTCGAAGTCCTTCATATTCCCCGCAAAACAACTTCACCGCGACATAACCATCGGTAAAATATACCGCACTGCCACCGCTTATCTTATCGTGGGCTACCACCTGCACACCATAAACGGTTGGGCGGTCTTTCACATCTTTAATCACATCAAGTATCGCTTTAATTAGTTTCTTTTCCATACTTATCCTCGTCCGTAATCGGATATTTAATATCTAATAGGTGGTCTTGAATGCACTCGCTTTCAAAATCTGCAAGGGTATCCGCCAACCAATCTCTGCCGTACTCAATCGCCTTAGTGTAGGTCTCGTCACTAATATCTAGGGCGTTCTCTTCAATGATTTTATCAACCATTTCCGTGATGGCTTCTTCGCATAACTGTTCGAAGTTCTCGAAGTAATACTCCGTGCGCCCCTCGTCGTCCTTGCCTGCTCCATACTCGGCGTGTTCTTTGAACCAATTGCGAACCCCCGCCCAGTTCTTTGCCTGAACGTATGCTCGCTCGCCCAACTCCATATAGAATGGGCGTTTGAGGTCGTCAATATCTTCTACCTCTGCTAGGTAATCTTTAATTCTACTCACTTTCTTTCTCCTTATAGGGTACCTTAACGAACCCTTTATTAACTTTAATCTTAATCTTGTTATGTAGCGTCTCGTACCCCTCGCCCTCGCCACCATAATCTAGTAACCAGATTATGCTATCGACTAGGTCGAAGTTCTCGTCCATACCTAGGTTGTCTTCTAGTTCGAGAATAGATTTACAATCCATCTCCAACGTAATCTTCACTTTACTCATATCTATTTGCTCCTTTCTATGAGTTGTTATGCTTTCATTATATCGCACTTTACTTCTTTTGTCAATACCTATTTACGCGTAGCACTCCCCCTCGTCAATTAACTTAATCACTTCGTCAAGCACTTCTCCGTCTGAATAGTGCTCGTCAAATTCTTTTACTACCCCCTCTAACCACGCGTTCTTTGTTTCAATTTCAAAGTGTTCGTGGCTTGCTACCATATCCGCCAACACCCTACTATCAACAAACTTGCGGCTAAAAGTCTTATCGCCGTCTTCGAACTTTTTAATTCTGTACCACATTATTCACTCCTTTCTAATTCTTTTAATGCTATATCTAGTCGTCTGCGCTGTCCTATTTCCCACACGAACCACCTGTAAATCCCCTCATAATCTTTCATATACACATATAGATATTCGCCCCAACAATCTTCTGTTCGGTCATATAACTGCCTCAATGTATCGTCAAAAACACTCGGGCTTTCTTCGCCCCTCAAACTATATGGTCTGCAATACCCGTGGTCGAATGGTGTTGCGGTGACTTCTTTCGGCGGTAATAGCTCGTCACCTAACGAACTAATATCCCCTAGCTCCATCAGTGCTCTAACCTTTTCGGGGTTGTCATAATACTTTTGTAGCTTCCGCCCCACATAACTTAGGTATCCATCGTGGTGACAATAAATACTTTCAAACTTGCCATCGTGTTCAATAGCTATTCTACATCTTGTACTCATTACTCCTCCTTTCCTATCTTCTTATCAAAGTCTCGTGCTAGTCTTAACCAACTAAATCCATATTCGCCTTTGCCTATCGTTTCGTCTAGTGTCATGTATCCTAGTGCCTTGCTTATCATTTCTGCTTGCCACTCGGTCAATGTTATTGTATATTTCACGCTTATTCCTCTTTCATTTTCTTAATTACTATCCCGCTTGCGCTCATATCTTGGCGCATAAATTTCACCCACTCATAATCTTCACGTACTATCTCCCACCCCATACACATGAGGTCTTTCAGTATCTCGCTTGCGTTCTCATAATCCAACTCGTACCCGTTGTCCATCGCCTGCTCAACTACCACCCCTGCACTGTACTTCAAATATTCAAGGGCTTGCTTCTGCGACAATACGAACCCATTGTCTAAATCTAACTTGCTATAATCCATTACTTCTTCTCTTTCCATATTGCTTTAATAACTGCTAGTGTCACAACTGTCGTTGCTATAATTGCTAACGCTTGAATGCTAATATCTATATACATCTTCCCCCCTTTGAATTTCTTCGCCTAGTTTTATCAGATGTTGTACTGCGTCTTCACGTATCTTAAAACACGCTCCGCCATCTACATCGCCGTTCTCTGCGAACTTGTACCCGTACCAGTACAACCGTGTCCAAAAATTCCTGCCGAACACTTTTGTGAATTGCTCCACGCCATTGTCCCACCCCGCTTCGAACCACTCTGTTACGTCTAACGGCTCGAACACTTGCGCTTTATCTTTTATCTCCATGCTTACTCCTTTACTTTTACGTCTCTGTTCTCGCGCTCCCACGCGTCCGCCATCTCTTCTAACTGGTCAATCAACTTGTCTGCCTCGTCGTTGTAACCTACGCTGTCGCGAACCGCCGTATATAACTTATCAACTGCGGTCAAAAATTCTTCTCTTGTCATAACTACTCCTTATGCTATTACTCCTAACTCAATCAAATCGTCTCCTTCCATGAGGGCTTCTGCTACCTCATGGCGTTCCTCTTCACTTTCTGCGAACCTCATACTGTCACAGATATACACTTGCGAGCGCCCGAACTCCCCGCTCGACATCCAACAGTCATTGTTTAACTGCATACGCTTTGCCATCTTCGGGTATCCGTTCTTCTCGAACCACTCTTTAATATCTCGCCAACTCTTGAACTCTGCCATCT